ATGTCATTCCGTAACCCTGGACTGTGTTTGTAGAGGAAATCATCAGTGCTCCAGTTTGCGCCACGATATATCGTATTTTTCCCTCGGTGTCTGATGCAGGAAGAGTAATAGTGATTCCGTTGGAATTTCCGATAGTTGTCGCTGGATCACTGCTTGAAATCGTATAGCTTTCAGTTTTTACTTGAGTCCCAACGATTTCAGAAGCTGCTTTGACGACCCCATCAGAGTTTAGAGAGCTGACGGATAGATTACCATTTATGTCTGCTCCAGTAAACGACATCCCTGATCGCGTAAACCGCAAAAACGGTGTTGCAGACGAATTAGCATCATTGACAGCGCGGAATGATAGAGTGCTTCCCGTAGCGAGCGCGTCCCAGTATTTCCCGTCGGTCGCTCCGTCGGCTGTCCACCACGCGATCCCTGCGCCCCCTGTGGTAGCCTGAGCCTGGAGGACTGCTGAAGATCCACCGCCTCCTGTAGACCTCCACGTAGATGTGGCCCCCGCAGTGGCTCCACTGATTTTCAGCGCCGCAGTCGCAATTCCTAACCCCCCAAATTTTGCGTCTCGCGGGGCTCCTACATCAGGGTCCGAGTATGCGCCGTGCGCAACTTGGTACTCTTGCCCCATCAGTGTGGCGGTCCATGCCTCAGATCCAGAGGTGGCCCCAGACGCCAGGACCATCCCGTTGTGGTTCGTGCCGGTGGCCGGGATGTGATGGAAGCCATCAGTCGACGCATGGGCGATCGCTCCGCTGGAGTAGGTGATGGGCGCGGTGGCGGAGATGCCTGTGACCTGGGATACCGGCAACGAGAGCGATGACAGGGTCGTCAACGTGGAGTTGCTGGTGGCTGTGATGTTGGCGGCGGTGCCCGTGGTGTTCTGGTTCAGAGTCGGCACGTCTGCCGCGACGATGGCCCGGAATGTAGCTGCTCCAGCGCTTCCGTTTGGCGCGGCCAGGAACGTGTTTGCGGTGCGCGAGGTGGTCGAGGAGTAGGCGTCCGTGATCCCGTAGCCAGACAACGTCGTGGGCGTCCCGGTGATTGATCCCCACGCCCAGGTCGTCGGGAAGGTCGCCCAGGTCTTGTCTCCCCTCCAGTATTGTGCTGATGTTCCGGCCGTGATCGTTGGTTCTGCCCCGATCCGAGATGGAGTCAACACCCCCACGGAGTCGTGGATACTTGCCCGCGTGTAGGCTCGCAGCGTGCCCGCCGTGTCGTGGACTGCGGTCGTGCGGGCGTACAGATTCAGGTGCTGCACAGAATCTGCGATGTGCGCCGCACGACTTGAGTCAGCGTACCCGGACCGTTTAGCGCTGTCGGAGATATGCGAGGCTCGCGCAGAATCCGTAAACGCCGGCCCGCTACTGAGAGACCCGTCCCCCATCTGATACTGCGCCGATGTCCCACCATCCACCACGAAGCGAGACGCTTTTATTGGGTGGTATCCATCATTATATCCCCCTAGTGATGGGTCGTAGTGCAAGCCTCGAAAAGCTATTCCGCCCATACCGAAAATAGATTCTGCCCGTACATAAGAATTTGCATCTGATCCTCCATACAGCCTCCAACTCATTTTAGCATCCGTTTCCATTACAACGGCTTCACCGGGGACCGTGAAATACGTTCGTCCAGCAACCGTCCCTCCTGCAAGCGGAAGGTACGCCGGGGCGGTCATCGCTGTGTCTGCGTGGCGCGCAGCTCGCGCAGAGTCGGCATAGATAGCGCTTGTGGCTGCAACTGCCGTATAGGCGATTCTAGCGCTGTCCACATGTCCGGTGGAATCGACCCACCTGTGCAGGTTCCCGGCAAGGCTGTCGCCGATGAGCGCGGAGACATGCGCAGAGTCTAGCCCGCCAGAAGCGCCGGGACACGTTCCCCAGAATGCATCGCCAGATGCTCCATTGGTCATGAGACACGACCCGGGATTGCGTCCGTAGGTCTTTGGGACATGCCTGTAGCCGTCCGCGTCAGAGTGCGAGACGGTGCCACCAGAGTATTGGAGCGGTAGCCTGTAGGTCTGAGCCGTCGCGACAGCGACAGACAGCGCAATCATCAATTTCGTTTTCATGCTCCCTCCAATGGCGGCAAAGCAATGGTTAATTTGTGCTCTCCGGATGCGTAATTGTGTTTTTCTTCTACCACAATCCCGGCACCCGTCGGACTTGTCGGGATCCCCTGAGCATCCAAAATTACCGGGTTTGGCTTGTAGCGGTTCCCGTTGTGGGCAATTGCTGCGGCGGACTCGTTTCCGTAAACCGTGATCTTTGTGTATCGAGGTTGCCAGCAAATGCTCCGAATTTTGCTTCCTAAATCGGGGTGAGCTGAAACGAACAGGTTTCCGATAGTTGCGGCGTCCTGGACGGAGTCAAATGTAGCCGAATATGTCTTCATCGATCCGGTCGCTAGGTATGCATTTCGGCACATTGTCCAGATCGCAAGCCCGTTTGTATTCGATCCAGGCTCATCCCAGCCAGAAAAATAATAGGTATCATTTCCAGCGACATACGCCTTATCGATGTTTTGCGTGTACGCCTTGCCTAGGTAATTCCCACCAAAAGGTTGATATTGGACGGTAAGGATTGTCGCGACATCTTCGATATTTCCAGGGTCAAGATCCGGGAGTTCAATTTCGATGTCGTCGTTAGTCCCGTCAATGATTTCCGCCGGGTCTTCCGACATTGCACCGGCAAACATCCGCCATTCTTCGCAAAGCTGCTTGACCGCATCTTGCGCCGCCGTCCCTGATGTCGAGTTTGTCGGTTGCGCTTGCGTCGCTATCCCGCTCGATTCGGACGAAACGCTTGGTGGGTCAAACGCAATCCCAAATGACGGCATGCCGAAATTGGACTGCCATCCATCAAAAGCGCATCGGAGAGGGTTCCGTGAATTTGCCCCGCCAAGGAATGCGGCGCGGAAGTAATGCACGGCCTGCGAAGGCGTGTTGCTGGTGTCTGGACGCCATTCGATCTCGGTGTCTGTAGCTAGATCATTTGTGCTCGTCCAAAGGCTCCTTGAACTGCCGTCAGAAGCCCCGGAAGCAATGATCCACGTCGACGAATACGAATCAAAGCAAATCGACGCGCCATTGTTCGGTGTGACTTTGTCTTCGCTCTCAAAGACGTTTCTCCAGCTTCCTAGCGATGCCTGTGAATGGGCGATAACCTGCCCGTTCGGCATCACGCCGACAGCCGTCACAGTGTCCGTCCCGGCGCAAATCGAGGTGAATGATAGAGACCCACCAAATTGCATTTGGCTCCACGATCCCGCCATCGCTTCAGATGGCGTCGCCCACGCAATGAATCCAGGGCCGCAAACATAAATCCTTCCGGAATAGAATGTTGCGGCAATTGCGGCTGAAAGAATGCCGCTCGAGACAAACGTAAACGAAGAAAGATTGGACGTGTACGCTGACTGCTGGGCGTTGCCAAAAAACCACCACCTAGTTCCATCAAATGCAGCGCACCTTATCACTGTCATCCCGGCTGGCAAGTTGATTGGGGCGCTCAAAGAGGATGCGTTATTACCAGCTCGGATGTACGGGCTTGCCCCGTTCGCGCAAATCAAAATAGCTTTGCCACCAAGAGCGTAAACATTCCCGAACGATTCGCCCGCATTCGATTGTTGCGCCGTGGCCCACGTCAGTAAATCGGCGGAGTGGTCCAAACGGTAATTGAAAGCGCTTCCGGTATTGCCCAGAGTTTCATATACCGCCAGCCATTCGTTATTTGTCGCGTCATACGTGGAGTTGTCCCCATTCCCTGCATGGGCATCCGGAGTCCACGAGATTGCGGTACCGCTGTGCAACAGGTTCCCATGTCCAGCGTCAGGGGCAAGGATATGACCGCCCCCATCGCACGAAATGCCCGTCAACCGCCGAGTTGTCCAGTATGGGAATACGGTCGCGTAAAAGCTCGAAAAGGACACGTTTCTAAACGCCCACAGCAGGATTTCTCGGATCTTTATATCAATGTCCAGCGTCGAATGAAGAAGCCTTGCGCTCATCTGCGGAGACGCTGCAACGTTATTCATTTCCTCCAAAGACTGGAAAGTAGCTCCCCATATCGGGGAGAGTCGATTGTGGTCTGCCGTGTTTTCGATGGAATCAGAGTTTGATGTATTCGACAATACCGCTATCGTCTTGTAATATCTCATTTTGACTGTATCGAAAGCCGGATTCACAGCTATCGCGCATGAGTCAAGTTTATTTGACGGATTATGGAAAGTGTACGCGCAAAGAAACGTCATTTCGGCCGAGAAGTAATCTGCCGTTACGTTCTTCAGATTATGCCGGATATTGAGCCACGAAACAGGATTCACGCCTGTCCTCGAAAACCCTGTCACGCCAAAATGGACTTCTCCATCTCCATCAAGCCATGGATCCGCTGCGTCCGTCTTGATATCCGCTGTCGTCCCAGCGCCTTCTCCGGTTGCTGTTGAGTCGTGCTCAACATTGCCGTCTCGCAAAACCTTAAACGGGACATTTTCGACGCTAATCATCCCTGATTTTGATACAAGAGGCGGCGCAAACACGATCAAATCATTGCCTGCCGAATAGTTCTGGCTTCCACTTATGTTAATCGTTTTATTGTTTTGTGATGTCCCTGTGAACAGCTTTTGGCCAGACGTAATGCCGACTGAGGATGGGACCGCCCAAACTTCGATCGTTTTGGGGTCAATCCCTTCTTTTATTAGATTATGCCCATCTTTCCCTGTGACTGAAAACCACACAATGCTCCAATACCCATTAGGCGGCATCGATGACTTTGAGTCGAATGCGAGTCCTGGAGAGGCTGGAGTTATGACAGACCCTATCGTTTCGTTATCCCAATTAGAAACATGCAAATCACCTTGCCATAAATCTTGAGCGGACAAGTCAAGGAACCAGCTTCCGTCCGTCAAAACGATTTTATATCCCAAAGAAATGCAATTGCGGAGCTCGTTCGCCATTCGGAGAGCTTCGTCTTCTGTTGCCGTTTTCATGCGGCATCCAAACGAAACTGTCGCCCCTGTTTTGGTTGTCAAATCATCATTCGTTTGCCGATCCATGAAATTCAGCGCCGTCGTTTCGCAGACAAACCCCTCGACGCCTTGATTCGGTTGGATGTCTCCGTACAAAAGGGTGGATCGCCCCCAATGCGCAATCTTGACCGCCTGGACCGGCCCGACAACCTTGAGGCTAGCCGGCACGGATCCAAGCGCAGTCCCGACGAATTGTGTCACATCCTTCGTCTGAAAGTACGTCGGATCGGTTGGGTTCTCGTTTCCGTCCGGATCCAAGACGATTTGTTTCGCTGGAAGGTTGCCGTGGATCGGGGGATTGAGTTCGTATGTGGGATCGCGCAAATCAAGTCGAAAATCAGTTCCCTCGATTCCGGTTTCGACGACGATCCACTCAGAAAGGAATCGCACTTGTCCACCGAGAGCATTGTCGATCTGTGAATACAGAGTAACCTTTGCTCCGCGGATCGCATAGTGACCCGCTGAAATCGCTTCTGAAATCCCCTCGTTTTTGAGGTAGACGGACATTTCAGGCGACGGAGCGTAGAACCCCTTTCCTTGACTTGCGTCGGCTGATGCGCTGCTCTCCAATCCTCCTGCCGTAGAAATCCACCCGTGGGTCCATGTGGTGCCACTGAGGGCCGGCTCCTCCTCCGTTGAAGCTGAAGACAGCGTCTGGTCTACGTCCGCCGTCGTGAACCGCGATGTCTGAGACAAGAACGGGGCTGTCGGCGTTGCCGGCGCGTTCTTCAGGGTGATTTCGAGGAGAAGGCTTCCCATGGCCTAAATGTACAGCGTCACGTCGAGCTTGCCCTCCCACCACCAGCCGGTTCCACGATTTATCACGAAATCGCGGGCGACTGCGTTGACGGTGTTCGGCTGCCCCGGCCCGAATGGCTGGTCTGTGGTATATGAAAATGGTGATGTTCCGACCCCTCGATACCAATCCACCAGAGCCGACATTTCGGTGGCTGAGAGGTGATCAAATGCAATTGCCCCATCCCGGCGAAGTCCGTGCCGGACAACAGGATAGACGCTAGTCCCTGCGGCTGCTGATGGGTACGGGATTGGCTTGTACGCCTTTCCCCAATCCTGAACTTGGTGTGCGATGAATTTGGTTCCGAAGAACGAGGGCTGGAGAAGGCGATCCCCGGACGGGACAGCTCCTTCCAGTTCGTTCACCGCGGTCCCGCCGCCAGCTGCCGTGAAATGCAGGTCGAGCTTGTACCCCCATAGATCAACAATGGGAGCTTTGCGTCCAAGCGGTTCGACGGGAGAGTTCAGGGTGACGTTCTGGAATTTCCAGGTGCCGTCAGACCAGTGCCCGAACCCCGGGATTGCCGGCGTGTCGTCGCGACCCGGAAGAGCCAGTTCGATATTCGACTGCATCCCTCCAGAAGGCGGCAGGGACTCCATTGCGGCTGCCCAGGACGGATTTTCGATCCACACAGAGCACGTCACGTCCACCGCATCCCATGCGAGGCTTGGGAATATCCTGCGCCCCCATGGCGCAGCTCCATACGGCTCGCTCCACCGAATGCTGCGATCGGGTTTGATTTCCAAGTCCCATTCGACGCCGTAGAATTGAGCTGCCCCGAGATGGCCGGTCATCGGCTGGTCCCCGAGCGATTCTTGGCGGCGAGCATGGTAGCCCTTGGAAGGACTTTCGCAACTTCGCGAGCCACGGCACGAGGATCCCCGGCTCCAGAAATGGTGATGCTGATTGGTCCACCGTAATGGTTCGTCGTGCTACTCGACACAGGGTTGATGCGGCTCGGTTGGACTGGCGTCCACGTCTCTTCTGGTTGCTTGAGCGCTGTACCGAACACCATGCCACCTCTGGCGTGCGGGATCATGCTGGCGGCGGCAATCTGCCCGGAAGCAAGCGCCTGGAAGTAGCCGGCTTCTCCGGTCGCGGAAGCGGCGCCGAGCGTAGCAATTGAAGCTGAAATCGCGGCAGGGCTCCATGCCGAGGCCGCCAATGACGCCTGAGCTTGAGTCTCGGCGATCTGCGCGGCGCTTTGCCCCTCCGAAAATGCTTTTTCCAGCAAGGACTGTTCGATCCACTTCGTGGTGCGCTCGGCGAACTGGTCTGCGAGGAACGAGGTCATGTCAGCTTCGAGCGACTTGATCGTCAGCTTGCCTTGAATCGCTTGCGAAAGCTCGCGAGAGGAAAAGCCCTGGACTAGGTCGGCCTCCTTTTGGATCATCTCAATTTTCGCCTCGTGCTCCTTAAACAAGGCTTGGGCTAGCTTATCCTGCCTTTGCATGTCTCTTAAGGCGTATTTCTCCTTGATTGCATCGATTTTGAACTGATTGTTCTGCGCCTGCTCAAGTTCGATATTCCTTGAAACAGAATCGATCCTTTGCTGAGCAAGGTTTTCCCTTGCAATCTTATCCGATGCTGAATGATCATCTTTCCCTGGGAAGAAGTTGTGAGGCTTCGGTGATTCGATTGATGATCTATCAAGTCTGAGCTGCGCAGCTTCAACCTCAAGCTTTTTATCTTCAAGGAGCCTTTGTCTCCTTTCAGCAATGATCTTATCTTGATTCTGTGAATCTTCCCGCTGCCTTTCAAACTCCTGCATCAAAGCTTTATCTCTGATTTGCTGGATCTCGTTATTCTTTGCGCGCTCCATCTCGACAAGAAGCGCCCCGTGCGCCTTTAGCGAGTGCTCTTCTTCGCGGTAGGTGTTCTCGATTTTTGCGATACGGCGCTGGTCTTCTGCGGCGTTTCCGTAGCCTAAAGAAAATTCCCTATTTTCTTCGGAATACTTTTCTAGCGCGGTCGCTTGTCTTTCGCTAAGATTTCTATCGCTTCCCCCTTTTCTTGCAAACTGATCGCGAATCTCTTTCATTCGCATCTGGTGCGCTCGCTCAGAATCTTCCAATAGCTTTTGATGAGATTGATTTAGCTGCCTTTTGTCAGCAAAATCCCCCATGATAATTTTTTTATTTTCATCAAATTGTTTCTTTTCTTCCGCAAGCGCCTCTGAAAGGTCGTTCTTTTTTAGGATCCCAAGATTAGATTTCGCGATCTCTTTTTGCTCGTCTGTAAGTGCTGCGTTTTCGGATTGGCGTGATTCCTTCCTTTGTGCGGCTGCCGCGCCAGCAATGATTCCTAGTTGTGCCCCGGTTGGAACTGGGGCTCCACGCAATGCAGCTTCCTTTACCGCGATTTTGTAATTTTCTTCTGACTTTTTGCGGATAAGCTCAAGTTTGTCGGAGTGCCCCAAAAGGCTTGCTTCGGCCTCTTTTAGGTTTGCGCGGAGTTCGGCAAAATACCCGCCAGAACTTGCCTTGATTGCAACCCAAGCCTTATCAATTTCAATCTGAGCCTTGTTTGCCCTTTCGTATGCTGCGGCTGTTTCTGGCGGGATTTGCATCGCCGCCATAGCCGCTTCCGCTCCTGCCTTCCCTTGCTCAAGAACCGGGATCAATTTTTTCCACCCAGCACCGAGCGTTTCTTTGGCAATCGCATCGCGCTGGGTGGCATCGGCGGTATTCTTGATGATTTCCATCAATTGCTCGAACGCCTGAATCGGGTCTTGCGCAGTGATCCCGAGTTCCCGCATCTTGGCAGAGTGTGACCCAAGTTTTTCGGTGAACGTCGCAAACGCTTTCCCGAGCTGATCCACAGACACACCGGTACCAGTTGCCATGTACTGGAATCCGAGCATCGTTTGGGCGGATACCCCTTCTTCCTTGCCTAGAAGCTCCATGTGGTGCCACATCTCAGCAGACGCCTCAGACGCCTTCCACATCGCCGCCGCAACACCTGCGGTAGCCAGGGCGGCGCCACCAGCCGCGACCACATACGGGCCGCCCATCATCTCCATGGCCGCCTTCAGAGCGCCGGTGATGCCACCCTTACCTTCTTCGAGGACCATGGCTGTCCCGGAGAGTTGCGTGAAGTTTCCGCGCATGACTTCGCGCATCGCCACAATCAGTTCGCGACGCTGGCGAGTGGTGATGCCGATTACTTCAGCCTCGCGTTCGGCAGTAGGTAAAGCGGCCTTGGTGATATCCGCGATTTCCTTCTTGAGCTTAGCCTCTTCGCGCATAGCGGCTTGATAGCCAGGATTCGCAACCAAGTTACGTTGTCGTTCAAGGCGGATCAAATTATCAGCCATCGCGGTATTCAGGGCAGTAATTTCCTGTTCTTCTGTCTTTGTGGATCGAGTAAGTAGCTCAATCTCTTGGCGAAGCTTCTGCTGCTCCTGTACGGCTCTCATGGTGGCCGGATCACGGAGGGCTTCGGCGCGGAGCTGAAATGATTCCGTCTGCTTTTGTACAGCATCTCGGAGCTTGAACACCTCTTCTTTCCACGCCTCTTCGCGACGCTTAATTTCGGCGATAGCATTTGCCATGGGGTCTATTGCTGCGGTCGTTTTTTTGACTGAATTTTCTGTTTCTTTGATCGCGCTATCTACGACAGTAAGTCCTGCGGTTACGTCGTCCTGGAATTTAGCCCTGTAAAGGAGGTCTCGCTCAGTTGCTGACATTCGCAAACCCTCCTAGCTCAGGAGACTCCATGGCCGTATTGCGAGCTTCATTGATTGCGCTTTCCATCATCATGATCCCATTTGAAGCCTTAAGCAAGTTTGCCCCGGAAATTGGCAGTCCCAACTTGAGTCTCTTATAGAGCATAGAAATGCAGCCGACTTCAGAAAGAATGAATTTCGTGGGATCATCGAAGCGGTCGCGTTCGTTGTCCCATGGCGGCGTCCACCGTTGCCGGGCCGGCCTGCCCTTTTCATCGTAAACAGGCGCACGGATTAGGCCTGCTGCGAGTCCGGCGCAGATTCGAAAGACTCGAATTCCGTGTCTGTCCATGCGTTGTTACTACGGATGTCCCAGAACAGATCGCATTTGTCTTCGGGTGGCATGTATTGCCCACTTTCTTCCCATGACACAAACGGTTTGACGAACCCGCCCCATTCGCGCACAGCTTCAGCAAGAACCTCTTGAATCAGGTCGGCGCTAAAAGAAGAAAACCCGCGTGCGGTATTTTCATCGTCAGCCCGCCTCCGAATCGCTTTGATCTCATCTTCTTTGCGCTTTGCTGAAATCTTTTTGGCGCGCACAGCTTCGATTTCTCGATCCGTTTCAGCGTTCGCCAGCGCAAGGCAATTCCGATAGCTTGCGTTTGCCAATTCCAGGCGCAAAGAGAGATCCGAAGAAAGTGGGCCGACTTTTACCCAAGGCGCGTTTTTCTCTGCGACTTTTCGCCCGCGAAGGCGAGAGACGAAATCGCGCTGGATTACAATGTCGCGCTCCGTTTGGTCTTTGATGTCTTTGATTGATTCCCATACGCGCTCAGTGAGCTTGTCCTTGAATTCCTTGCGGAACTTCATGGGCACCCACTTGTAGGTGACGCTTGGGTCGATCCCATAGAGGACGGGAGCTTGTGGAATAGTGGGCTTTTCGATTTCAGAAGACATTGCCGGTCTCCTTTGCCGGTCTAAGTGAAAACAAAAGCGCGTGCGGCATGCCGGAAACCGGCAGAGCACGGCAGGGGCCGCACGCGCAACCGCCGAAGCGGCTTAGGTGAACGCCAGCGAAAAAGCGTCCGATGCCGAAGATGTCTCGGTTCTGTGAAGGCCAAGCGTCGCTTCGTATCCATACGCACCAGAAAACGCCTTAGTGGAAAGACCTTCGAATTGCGCGTGAGCGTTTGTCGAAATCGTGAAGATCGACCCTGGGGTTGCTCCGAGCTGCACGGAGTTCGCGAACTGCGTCCCGACCGCATACTGGTTCAGGCTATCCAGAAGAGACTTGGCGCGGGTACGATACCCAATCTTGAGCGTCGCGCCGCCTCCGGAAGGGAGCGCATACAGCAAGCCGTTCGCATTTACGGTAGACGTGGCCATGTCCGCCTTCTGCCCGCGATTGAACTCGATGCTGTCGCACTCCTCCACAAACAAGCCCGTCGGAGTCCCTGCAAACTGCCCAAAACGGACAGCCGTTGCAGTCTCTGCGGGATATGTGAGGACGCCAACAGGCGTCGTGGTAGCCCCTCCGGAAAGCTGGAAGGCCCCCGTGAATTCGTAAGTCACAAAAAGCGGAGCCTGGATCTTGTCGCCCTTGATGGTAAAGTTTCCGTTCACGCCAGAGGCAACATATCGAAGCGCCGTAGTCCCGTCGTTTGACAGAACTTCAAAACCGATGGTGAGGCTTGGGGCACCATAGATATTGCTTGCGTAGGTCACCGACGTGGACGCCACAATGGTCTCGGAAAGCCAGCATGCTTTCCAAAGAGGCCCATACTTTGGAGCAGTGCCCGCCGCTGCGGACCCGAAAAGACGGTGCGTGAACTTCATGGACACAGGAACCTGTCCCATTACAGTCGCGATCGGCTGGTCAGAGGGGCCATCCGGGGCGCGCTTGACCGCTTCCGGCTTGATCTCCATGGAGACATTTTGCGCTTGGCAAAGGACATTGCCGGCCACGAACAAGGACGCATCCGCAATAGGCGTCCCGGCGGTAGTTTCGGCCATTGCGTAGATCGTAGCGGTCTTCGCGTAGAAGATGAGAGGATTCGCCATTTTAGGGCTCCTTAGATTCGGAAGTGGACTCGGCGGTAACAGCGACTAGGTCCTCGGCGACGCCAATCAAGCGCTTCAATTCCGACTTGATTTCGGTTTCGCCGAGAGTGAGCAGATAGCGCAGCTCGGACGCCGCCCAACGGGTCCCCTGCGATTCAATGAATTCGATTTTTGGAAGCTCCATGTTTAGCCCCTACGGTTGAGTGTTTATCCATTCGGTTTCTTGAGTCGAGTCTTGTGCGATGTGCTGATATCGGCAGACGCCTCGGATATTGACAGCCAAAAGCATTCCGTTTTCCTGCGGAGTGACGCTATACTGTTTATCAGTCACATCGGTGGAAAGCGCATTATTCCCGTGCGAAACGTCTTTGTACGCCACCCGGACAAGATCGGCCACCAGGAGTGTAGCCCAGGCCGTGGGTTCAAGCCCGTCACGCAACGGCATGATTGCCCCGATCCCAAACGGAAGATCGTAAACGCGAAGGCTCGCTACGGACTCTCGTTCATTGTATGACTCGTCCTCAATCCAAACGACGCCGACTGGAAATTGTCCGTTGGTTGCTCGGGTGGAGATGTCGAACTTTCCGCGTACTACCTGGGGTTGAGACCAATTGAAGCTATACCCATTGTTTGTGTTCGCAGCAGCGAGAGTATCTTCCATATCCTGGGCAATCCGCAGATTCACAGGAGTGACGTAGGTTACAGACCCAGAAATGGTATGTGATCCGTCGGTAATCTGTACGACCACGCTTGATTGGTGGAAGTCGGTCTTCCCGTTGGTCACGCGGACAGGCCATGTCGCAGTAATCTCATCGTCGGAAACCACTGTAAAGTTTTTCAGGGCACGGCCATCTACGGTCCCGGCATTGTAGCCGGTGAATCCGCTGCCCAGGAGCGTCAGCGTTCCCGTGGAGACGGGCGAGATCCGAGCCGGTGAGATTGAGGAGATCGCGGTCATGCAGCCTCCTTCACAATCTGATCAAGCCCCGCCTCCAGGTCTGGAATCATTGAATTCCACAGGTCCGTCGCACCAAGTCGCGGATCCACTCGCACATGGGTTTTCAAAATGAAGAGCGGGACAATCTTCTCGCCTCCGGCAAAAATGTGCCCTTTGTAGCCTATAGCGCCCTTGAGTGCTCGGCTGGAAGCCTTCTGTGTTTTCGTGACCGTCTTCCCGAAGAACACGCCCTTCGCGAAGAAGCCGCCTCGCTCAATTGCTTCCGTCGGCGAGATGCGGGCAACTCCGGTCGGCGTCATGTTCTCTTCTGTCGGGATCCACAGGTATTTCGCTTTCACTGGCACAATATCTTTACCGTTTTCTTGGACCCATCCATATCCGTGATGGCCATCTTTTTCGGCAGCAGATCCGGAAAGCCAGTTGGTAGTGGTAATTGAATTGCCCGTGCTGATTGTTTGGATATTCCAGCCGGAAGCGAGATTTCCGGTTCTTCGATTCACGCCAGGGCGCCCGCTCATGCGCTCGATCTTCAATCGAGCATCGAAGGCGTTTCCGTGCGCCTGGAAGAGATTGAAAACATTGTCTCGGATCGCCCCAGGTGGAACCGATGGAGGTGGCACAAATTCGAACGAGAGCGTTGCCATCAGCAACCAACCCCGTAATACTGGAAGTTGTCGCAGGCGTCCTTAAGGGTTTGGAGGACTTGGTATTCCCCCATGTAAGTTGTCTGGCTGTTTCCTGATGTCGTGGAGTGTTTACCAGCCGACCGACGACGTTCGTAGGCGTAGTTCACCTGCCGAATGACTTCGGCCTCTAGGCTCGCATAGTTGTTGGCGATGGATTCTTGAATGCAATCGCCTAAAGTGATTGAGTTTCCGGTACCGCACGCGACCACATCGTCCACATCAAAATTCCCGATGTCCGGCTCAAAAGTGATGACGTTCGCCGCAAGGTCAAGAGCGGTGATCTTGATTCGTTCGCCGTTGGGCTGGTCGTAGGTGCCTACGACGGGAGATCCGACCACGTTTGCAATCTTGTAGACCGTTGAAATCGGATCGTATGCATATCCAGCCGTCAGGTTGATCTTGTATTCCTTGACCGGCGGCGGGTAGATAGCGGGATACGGTACCACCAAATGGATCCGGAGTTGGTCCGGGTCCAAGGTGAAATCGTTCCCCTCGGTGAGAGTGGTGTACCCGCTGTTCCCGAAGAGTCCCAACGGATCGTAGAAAAACGAGTTGATGGAGCGGACAAGAATGTGCTGCGGAAACAGAATTGCCCGTCCCATCCCGGTCATGTACTCATCAAAGGTATCGACATGAAGCGGCACGTTGACGTACCTCTCGACAATCTGAGACGTTGCCGCCAACTCGCGAGCATAGTCGCGACGCATCTGCATGGAGTAGTCATTGACATTCCATTCAGAATTGCCGTTCCCATTCAGCTCGACAGTTTGCAGGCACCGTGCCAGCGTCGAGAGGATCATTGTGTCGCCTCTGCCTTTCCCTTAGTTCGCCAAGGCCAGGAAGTCCACGCCGTTGACCAGGCCGGGGGCAGGCTGGACACGCTCCTGCGATCCGACGTAAACGGCAGCAATGGTCGCGTTCGCGGCGGAGGTCGTGACCACCAGCTTCAGGTACTTGCAGTCCACAGAGTTCGACGCCTGGAGAAGCTCCTGCGCCTTGTTGCGGCCGATCGAGATCGCCACAGCGGTACGCCCGGCCGCGAACTGAGCCGCAGTGATGGTAATCGCGGCTCCCGTCAGATCGTAGTAGCTAGAATCGTCAGCGGATCCCTGGAGCTTGCAAGCCAGGGTCCCGGACGTTCCCAGCGTTCCGGCGGTGACCAGGAATCCGGCCTCGGCGGCCCCTGAAACGGCGGTCAAGTCGACCTTGCTCGACGTGGTAGCGCCGGCTGAAGCGACAGTCTGCGGCGCGATGATGTTGATGGGATCGCTATGGGCGATCGCGAAGTTCTGCGAATTGACAGACATTTGTTGTCTCCTTGATTGGATGGAAGAGGATGGGGCGCAGCATTCTACTGCGCCCCTGGATTGGATTAGGCGGCGGAAGCGGTCCGAAGATCAAGGGCCGCGAACAGCTCGGCTTCCTGACGGAAGACGGGCGCGTAGTCCAGATCCGCAGCCAGAGCCAAGGCGTTCCGCTCGAAAGCGGACTGCCCCTGAACCACGGCAGTGTCGGAAACCTTGACCTGCACGCCGCCCCAGGCGTAAACGGACACGTTGTCGAACTGGCCGAAGAACGTGTCGGCGCAGTCGTTCGCGGAGCCAACGGACTGTCCGGTGCGGAGGTCCGTCAGGCGCAGGATCTGGCGGTCCGATCCCAACACCTTCTTCAGATTCTCGTCCGAGTTCAACGAAGCCTCGGGCAACAGGTTGAAGGATCCGTTGTTGTTGACGATGCTGTTCTTCATGTTCCGGACGATCTCGGGGCGAGCGATGATCGAGAAGCCCTCGGTGCGGCCATTGGCCTGCGCGAGAACGTCTTCCATCAGGTTCACGTCCAGGTAGGTCGGGATCTTGCCATTGGTGGATCCACGCGAGGTCGACCCTCCATTAGCGAGATAGACCTTGTTGACGCCTTCGGCGTACAGCAGCCCCTTGGGAGAGCCCGCAGCGCCCGTTCCGTAGAGAGTAGCGTTCTGGACCTGCCTCCAGAGGGAGTACAGAATTTCCGACTGGAAGATGTCGGCGTATTCGCCGGCCTGGAAGATCAGGCGCTTGGAAAGCAAGCCGGTCGCACCAACACGGTAGGGGACCGCAGAGATGAATTCCCAGTCGATTCCCGTGCTGATGAGCTGTCCGGTTTCCGACACGGTCCCGACCGTCGCCAAGGTCTTCTGGCGGGGGATGGTCAGGTTTCCCGTACCGGCAGGCAGCTCGGTGTAGCGAGCGCCGGCGTTGAAGATCGTCCGCTCGTTGGGGCGAAGCTTCTTCACCCACTCGGATCCCAGGACTTCGTGCGACACGAAGACGCCGCCTGCGGTGTCCAGAGAAGCCGACTCGAAGACCGCGGCCTTCTGGAGCATGTGCTCGGCCATTTCGCGTTCCAGGCCGACGTACCCATACGCCTTGCAGCTCACGGGGTTGTCGAGCTTGAGACGCCCCAGGCTCATGTCGGGCTCCTTGGTGCGCTCCAAGGCGTGCGCCACGAGTCCCTTGAGGTAGGCACCCAGGGCAAGGCGGGTATCCACCTCCTTGCTGCCAAAGTCTTCCTGGAACAGCGCCTTCTGCTCGGCCTGCTTCTTCTGGTTCGCGGTGATTTCAGCCATCTGCGCCTGAAGAGCCTTCAGCTCGGTCTCCATCCCGGGGATTCCTTCCAGGGCCTTTGCCGACTTCTGGTAGTCCGTCGTGAGCTGGTCGATTGCGGACTTGATCTCAATGTTGGTGGGGTCAGGCATTTTACGCCTCCTATTACTTGGTGGTGTGTTGCGAACTCTTGGAGAGGTCGATTAGGCGCTGCATTTCCGCCATGTCGAGTCCTTTCCCGTCTTCGCTGGTTTTGTCGATCATCTGAAGAATTGCGTCTGCCGTCTTTTCGACCGCGTCGTGTCCCTGTTGGGCGGCGAGAGACTTGGCAGCGATGATGCCTTTGCGGTAGACCTCGCCATCCTTGCCGAATGGGTAGGCATATCGCGCCTTGGTCTTCGGAGTGGCGTCCGTGTGGACCCCGAGGAACCACTGCCCGTAGTTGGGCCAATCGTCCCCGTTCTTGCCCAGGAGCTTGTTCCCGTCCTCGGCGGTGAACTCCCATTCACCGTCGTTGACCTTGCCCTCTTTGACAAGGGATTTCGCGTGTCCGCTTCCTTTGCTATTCAGTTTGACACCAGGAGCCTTCGTGACCGTTCCATCGTCACAGAGGTCAACGGCGTCTTCCTCGGTGTGCGACGGGCCGTCGTCATCGTCCAGCTTCGGAAGGGCCGCGCTGAAGATTTCGGCGGCAGCGGCCAAGTAGGACATTGCCGATTGGATGTCTGAAACCATGACGTGGACGACCCCGTCGCTGTCCTTCATTTCCAAGCGCTTCAGGATCGCCGCGTTCGCCTTTCTCTGCTCGGCTGCGGAGTCAGTCAAAGCCTTGATCTGCGCCGCCTGCGTAGACATGGATTGTGCCATGGCGTCGATCATCGTTTTCACTTCAGGAGCAAGAGGGCTTGCCACGGTAGTAGCAGGCGGTGCGGCGGGGGCCTCAAATGACTTGCGCTCAAACATCGCAGCTTTCGCAAACATGGACCATGGGGCGCTGTCGCAGGCCGCCATCCGGTCGAACATGGCGCTGTCGATTTTCTTTTCAGCCATCGCCTTCGCGACTACGCTTACTTGGGCGCTCGCGTTCATCGGGATTCCGACGAAAGACAGCTCGAACAGCTCCGTCTTTTCCCAGATGCGGGAGGCCTTCTCGCCGTAGAGCGCCTTGTCTTCCTTGGTGGCCCAATGCCAGTCGGTCGGAACAGCTCCAATGCTGACGCCCTTGGCAAGGCCAGCCTTGTAGAGTTGGTAACAGAATTCAGCGATCCCGAATTTGTCGTACCGTTCCGGCACGAAGAAGGCGTCAATGATCGCAGTCTTCGTGGCCGTGTCGACGTACGCCTGGAGGCCACGAGCAACCGTGTGATCGAGAACCTGCCGGTGATCTGCAAACATGGCAGGGTTGTTCAGCCATTTTGTGAAGTCCCATCCGGACGACTTCACCACGTCACCAATCCCGTCCACGTCTTCGGTGCTCGCGACCAGCCGGACAAACCGTTCCGCCACTTCTTCTGGCGTGATCTCCTTGGGATCGATGCCGCGGGCAACCATGAGCGCTTTGAGCGCGTTCGTGTCCAGCCCCGCATCTGCGGCCTTAGTGACGATCAGGTTTCCGTTCTTGAATTCCATTCTATTCTCCTATGCCGCCACCAGAACGCAACGGCAATTGATGACCTCGGCGGCAGGGGCTCCCGCTTCGTGCGGCTGCGTCAGCCCATTTGGGAACTGTTCCCCGAAATCGACTGGGCCATGAGCGTCAGCGGCATCGTGGGTCGGCCGGACGTGTGGGTCATGAGCGCTGACCCATCGAACCTTTTTCACGCCATTGGCCTTCATTATCGAGTGCCGATAATCCGACATGACCGCGCCAAGTTCTGTCCTTGCGATCGTGTTTGCCCTAGTCAAAGCGTCGTCAAAGACGTGAGAGACTTCACTCCGAAGTGCTGTCGCAATGGTTGTCGGCTGCGCCCCCGCATTGTCTTTGAGTGCCCTTTGCAGGCTGTTTGCAATCTGCGTGCGCGTTGTCTCATTGACTTTGACAGCTTCCCCAAGGCGATCCAAAAGAATATCGCGGTGCCACTCCGGAGCTTCTCCAAGCCATGCAGAAATGTCCCCAAGCTCATCCAGCATCTGAGATTCAGTAGACTTGCGGACCGCAGAGAATGCGCTCTTCCAAGCAAGCTGCATTTCGGCATTAGCTTGGTCTGCATCCGGAAGAAGCCATTGGATGTCATTATCTCCAGGGATGTGCGGCCCAGACTTAGTGGAAATCCCGACGAAGATGGACGGGTCTTCCCACGCTTTGGAAGTCCGGTCGATATGCTTCCCGGTGTTCAAAAAGGTGTTCAGAGCCTTCATGACCTGCCCCTTTTGCCGGCGAATGCATTTCGTCGTCGCAGCAAGCATTTCGGGCTCATGAGGCGTCACACAGGAATTCCAAATCTTGATAGCAAGAGCTTTCCGCTTTTCCTTACCAACAGACTGCGCTTGTTTGAGCGCTCCGCGAATCACAGCCAAGGGAGACGCAAAAGCTTTTGCTTCATTTTTGGGCTGCTTGTGCTCCGCAGTGGCTTGCGCCTGCGCCTGGTCATCCGCAGCGGAGTTTGAAGCACTCTCCTTAGGGGCGCTTCCTTCCTTCGGCGGCGACGTAACCTTGGCTGTGCCGCCCTCTGGGGCTTCTGCCTGATGCGCAATCACCGGAGAAACGGGAGCGGGCCGATCAGCCGGGTCCATCGATACAAGCGTATTCAGGATATGCGGCTTGTCGGAATACTTGTTTGCTTCAAAAGGAATCCGAGCAAACCGGAAAGCTGCTTCCGGGGAATCGCCACATTCCAGCCGCATTTTGACCAATTCCATGCGATCGGCGGCAACGTCACGAAATGCTGAGATTGACCACTGGTCGATATCGAGACGCACCGGAAGGGTGAGACGCTCAAAGAATTGAGAGTTCCAAACGTCTTCGAAGACTTCAATCCCTGGCTCAATTGTGTCCACCAAAAAGTTCGCCCGAATTTGACTTCCGGAAGCCTTGTTGGCGTTATCCATGTTGCTTGTGAGGACAAGCTCAGGCATCCCATACGCCGTGCCAACCATGCGAGCCAAGCCGCGGTCATGGTCTTTGCTGGAAATCTCCGTCAGCTTTAGCGAGTCTACAGGTTGTGCCTTCCAGGCCATGCCGTCGCCAGTGAGGAGCATTGTTCGCCCCGCATTGACCACACCGCCGTAAGACGCCATCATTTCACCTTCAAGGCGCGCTCTATTGGCCTCCTTGATCGTCTTGTCGGATGAAAGGATCAATCCGGGGCGGTTGTCGTTACGAAGGAGAGCAGACTGGTAAAGCAGAGTCTCCTGTTGGACGCGGGCTGGGAGGTCGGCAAATCCGGCGGCTGAAATCCGCCCATCGCGCAGCGAAGGGTCGAACTGGCTATATGTCACGCATTCGTCGTCAGCGACAGTAATCCCAAGCTGGTCGTTTCGCCAACCATCGGTTCGGTAGTAGTCGTTTGGATCTTGGATGGCACGATTACCGATTGCACGCTTCCAGTTCGTGATCGGGAAAATCAGAAGCGAGATCGGGAACTTGTTTGTTGGCTTTCCGTCAGCGCCAATACAAACAGTAATCCATCCTCCGCAAATCAAGCGATACGTTTCGCAGGCGTACCGCATCTCCGCCCACGACATCCGCCGATTCGGACGGTGGAAAAGTCGCTCAATAGGGTCTTCCGGCTTGAGCGTTACCGCTACTTGGCTAGGGTCTCCAGGTCTGACCCAAACAGATTTCGCGATTTTCAGGTAATTCGCGATCAGGTCCGTTGCACGCCAGACCAGGACGCCCGCGTAGCTTGCTCCGCCTCGCATCCCCCAAAAACGCGGTGGCGCGTTGAACATGGGGTCCGTGTTCGGAACCATTGGAGCCGACTTCGTTTCGAGCGCGTCGCGGATCTGCCCTAGCGTCTGAAGATAGGGAAGTGCGGACTCGACTGTGTCGGCTGTCATCTCGATGCGTCACCCGCTTGCTGTGGCGTGATGATGACGAGATGACTGTGGGGGCAAAAGCCCCGACTCACCGAGAGTATACTAACAATCTACGCCAGCGGCACGCGCCTTGTGTATTTCCGCTTTTCGCGTGGGGCGTCCGAAGAACCAAGCTTGCCGTTTTCCTCCTCGAAATCATCCTCCGCCGGGATCGAGAACCCTTTGGGGAAGTAGTCGGGAATTGTGGTCCGAAGCCTCGAAACTAATTCGATGAGCTGCATTCGGATCAATTGGTTGACTGTCATCGCCTGGACTTGCGGGTCATGTGGCCTCTGCCCACGGATGGCGCTAATAATCTCGGTCGCAAGAACCACGTTCGCGAGGCTGAGTTCGGCAGAATCAGGATCAACGGATTCTGGGTAGACTGGAACCGGCATGGCTTAATCTCCTTAAGGTTGTGATTACGGGTCAAAGGTAGACAATAGAGGCTTCTCCCGGCCCGAGCTGAGATAGATAGCCGTGGAGTTCGGTGCAGGCGTCGAGCATGTCGTCATGTTTGCCCTTGGGGGCCATCGCCATCTGATCCTTGAGGCGTTGATTCCACGGGGCGCGGACGAACCGAACGCGGCCAGCGTTCACCCAGGAGGACAAGGGGAGCCATGTCGATTCCTTCTTTTGCGTCGGGCGCCAGTCGCCTACGCATCTCCCGGCGCACATTGTGATTGCCTCGTCTGCGGTCCTGGACCCTCCCCCGGGGTCGCGGGGGATGCGAACATGGATGTCGGGCCGGTCGGCCGTCAGGCACTCCCGAAGCTCAGAAAGTGGGTTCTGGACCTGCTTCTCGGTCACGTTGACGACGTAAAGCATCCCCTCGAAGGACGGGTCGTCCCAATCCATGAGGCCCATCGCGGACGCCGTGAAATCCCCGTGCCCCTCGGAATAGGCGAAGTCCCAAGCCCGCGCCCTAGTCGCATCCTTGCACCGTTCCGGGAGTTCGTCCACGATGAGGATCTTGTCCACATCGAACATGCCGCCGGTTCGCGGGACGGGGCGCTGCTGGTACTGCCCTTCATAGAAAAGACTTCCCTTGGTCTTCTGCTGGGCGATGTATGCCGCGTTCAGACGTTGAGGAAAAGCGAGCCCCCCTTCCTGTGTCCGTGGGTCGCCGGGGCGCTTCTGCGGGTCGCCCACCTCATACTCGCACCGGATGACAACGTGGTCCCAGAGCCCCGTTTCCAGGAGGTGCCCTGAAAGGTCCTTCATGTGTGTCCGCTGCTGGAAAACGATGATCGGCCCGATGGACGGATTGACGAGACGCGAGGACCACGCAAGGTCAAACCGCTCACTGATGTCCAAAAGGGCTGCGTCGTTCTGGTCTGCCGCGTCGTTCGGGTCATCAATCAGGACCGCATGCCCATCCAGGCCGGTGGTGTCCGCGCCGACGGGGAGAGAGAGCTTGACGCCGCCTTTCGTGTTGGCGAAATTCAGCTTTTCGTTCTGGTCTGGTGCGAAGGAGAAGTCCGGGTGGAATCCCTGGTACCACGGCGAGCGGATCAGGTCCCGCGATTGTCTAGAGAACTTCCCGGCGAGGGTGGCATTGCCGACGATGTTCAGGCCGGTCCACCACGGGGATCGAAGCCACATCCACGGAGTCAGAAGGACGGAGATTAGGGAGGACTTGCCGGACCGGGGGAACACGTTGATGATCGTCCTGGATCCCGGCGTCAAAATAGCCTTCTGGATCGCGTCAGCCATTTCCTTCATGTGCCAGTTGTCCACCATCGGCTCGCGGTAGACGACCGGCCACGCCTGTTTCGCGAAATGATAGAGGGAGCGCTTGGCTAGCTCCCTGTCGAGCGCGTCACCGAGGATGTCGGTGGTCATTGCGTCACGCTGGGATCTCAAGCGGAACCGCGCCCTCCGGAACGATAGAAGTTTCCAGCAAATGCCCAGAATCCCAAGGGATACACCCAATGCTGATTCCTTGGAACCGGTTTCCGCGCAGCCTCTCCATTTCCTCTTCGCTGACCTGGAGCCATGCCTCGACTGGCTCGCCGTTCGGTCCAGGGACTATTCCTTTAATTTCCATTGAGCCTCCATCAACACCAGCATACGATTTTCGAGTGCTTGAACGTGGACTAGTTGACCCCGCATCAATTCATCAAACTCAGAGAGCCACTCATCCGGAACCTGAGCTTTTGCGTCTTGGTACCGCTTGATGGCGTCAAGAATCTCTTGGCATCTAGCGGCTTCTGCGACGAATCGCGGGCGCAATCCAATGGGTGGTTTGCGTGGGACTTGGTCTTTGTTCTTTGGGTTCCAGTGCTCGCAATCCGAGCATTCGACGGTGTAATCCGGACAAGTCCCGAGCGCCCAACGAAGACATGCGCCTCGAGATGGCCCTTGCGGCGTCCCTTGTCCATGCGGAACGCATTTCGGCTTTGGGATCGTCGGTGCTGGCGCGACGCCGCCGGAGATGGAACAGCCTTCCTGGAGGGGCTGCGGCGGTGTCCTCGGAGGCTTCCCGTAGCCCGGCCTGCGCGGTGGGTCTGATGTGTCCAGCGGGTATGCGGGCTGGTAGCCATTGCCGTACCAGCGAAACGTTGCAGACCTTGGAGAACTCATTGCCGGTTTATTCTCCCTGCAATTGGCTGTCAATCGGCGGACGCTAGAAAGAAGTCGACGGATCATTTTAGCCATTCCTCTTGTTCCGTAATCCACCTTCGCGACAGAATTGACAAGAGCCGGGTCAATCATCTCCTCGCTTTTTGTGGCACTGCATGGCAAAACCTTCTTCGCCGATGTAGCTCCCTCGGTCGCGAAATGCGGCTCTGGGCGTTCCTTGGTTTGGAGGGCGAATGGACGGAGATATTCTTCAGATCGCCCTAGTAGATCGTTGATATTATAGGTTTTTTCCGGTCCTTCTTGTGGCAATTGGATCTCGTCTTCCACATGGATCTCAATTCGGAGCTTTGACGGGATACGCCCGTCTGCGCCGCCATAGAGGATGCACGGAGAATTCGTTGGCTCCTGGAAGGTTTCGACTTCCATTTCCCATCCACCCACACAAAACGTTACCTTTGAAATGCCGCCAGCTTTTGCGCGGATACTGGTGGATTTGAGCGAAAGCGTGGACCCATGGAGTACGATCTTGCCGCTCATTCTTTCCCCCGTTCTTTCGTGATAATTACTCGGACGGGCGCTTTCGGCGGTGGCGGTGGCGTGGGCGCAAACTTGAGCTTTTCGATTGCAGGAAGACTGCCGAAGTTCTGCGGCGCGTTGGTGCTCATTCGGTGGCCTCCATAACACATTTACAATTCGGATGTTGCGGCGGTAGGACGCCAACCTCCTCTATGTTGCAGCATTTACATTTGCGATAGCTTGCGCCATACAAATGTTTGTTTACCCCTTCTCCCCACTTGTGGCCAAATAGACGACACCAAAGGCAGCGAAAGAACGTGGATTTTTGATGACGCGTATCACGCCAATGAATGCCGTCGTTAGACTCCTGCACATGGATGGTTATCATTCTCTGGCCTCCCGTGCTGATTGTACCCGCCTCTCAAAATGCTTGAGATAAGATTCAGGCGTAAATTGCAACCTTTCTTCGCCGCCGTTACCAGCGAACGGGTCCCCGACAATCACCCCATTGGCGGTTTTGACGCTAGCCAGTGGAATGGAATTGCCTTTCCAATCGAACAGCATCGGTTCTTCGAACTTACCCCAGAATAGACGGCTCGCTTTCTTCTTGCGGATCCGCTTGTTCATTTACCCCCCCCCGCTAGATTCCACCCAAAACGGGCAGGAGAACGCCAAGATTGGCGGCGGCTCCATGTGTGCCGTGTACGCCCCGCCCGGCGATGTCCGGCGAGCGCAGTCCTCGCAACCTTCGCGCCATCCGCCGGCATCGGAGCCAACACCGGCGCAGCGGGCGACATCGTTCGGCAAGCTCATTCCCTACGTTCCTTTCCTGCCACCACCACCGCAGCCCGAGCCGCGTCGGTCATGTCTGCCGGTTGTCGCCCCTCGCAAGCCTCCACCACCGCGACCAGCTCATCCGGTCTGAGGCAGATGTACCGCTGGAGTGTCGGGAGGTGCGCCTCCATATCCTGGAGAGACAGGATCGGCCCGGAAGGAGGGAGCGAATACTCAAGATTGAAGTACGCCCCGGCCCGTCGCATGAAGTGGATCGGCCACGCACCGACAAGGGCGATATCCGGCGTTACTGTTGCGCGCCGAAGATTGTCATCGCGCCGGTAGTCCTCGCATCCGAGGCTGCGGACGATATCGGGGTGGGCTCGAAGCCAGTCGTCGACGTGGCTTTGGCGGGTTGCATTGATGAGCGTATGCATGACGGAATCCTTGATCTTGTTGATGACTAGTTGTCAATATATGCAATTCAGATTCCGATATCTACTCACTAGAGCTTTTTGCTGCTGCAGCTTCCGCTTTTTCTCGGATCGAGAGGAGCTTTGCTAAGTCGTCGTCCGAAAGGCCTGAAAGATCCACAACATCGCGCTTCAGTGGCGTTCCATCCGGGTTCGCGATAGTCGCGTGCTGCACGGGCTGCCCATACATCCGACTCATGATCGAGTCAAACGCTCGCTGGTCCCGTTGCGCTCGGACCCATGTCGCCAAAACGGCCCTTTCGCGGATCGGTATCGACTCGTCCTTCACCTTCTCTTCAATCTCCTTGATCGACAGGTCGCCGAATTCCGTCAGGATGATCCGCATGTCGCGGCTTCCGGGAGGCCGCCCAGGGCCGCCATGCTGTGCGCGGTCGGATTGGCCAAGCCGTCTTCTATTCTCTGCATCCTTCTCGGAGCGCGGCGGGCTTGGCTGACGCTTTGGCAGGCGTGGCGGGACCGCCGGCTTTTCAGGCTTCAGTTTCGGCCGAAGTTTCCTTGGCTTCTTGTCTTTCGCTCCCTTTGGTCTAGCCAAAATAGGCCTCCATGAATAAGTCCGCTGGGAATGTGCGCTTCAACGGATCCAAGCCGTGATCGCGTAGAGATTCAATTGCGGCCATGTTCGTCGGAAAGACAATATGAACGATGTATTCTTGCTTCGTTTCTGCTCCGTCTTGTCCGAGACCTTGCGCCATTTCCTCTCGATACTGCGCCTTTTCCGCGTTTCGCTTTTCTTTTACGGCCGCTTTTTGCTCTTCCGTCTTTTCTGCCGGCAATTCTTTTTCTAATCCAAAAGTGATATATAAATCTTCCCGCGAAAATCCTAAGTCTCCAAGATCAAGTTCAAAGCTGGACGCCAATTCTTCCAATGCTTTGTTGTCGAATTCCCCCATTGCGCTCTCGTTGTTTAAGAGCACATTGAGCGCAACTTCTTCTTTTTCTGATACGTCAATCGCGGCAACATCAAGCAGGTAGTCAGCTCCCTTGGCTTTTTGGTCCAGAATCGCGAGGCGCTGGTGGCCGGAAACAAGATTCCCGGTTCGCTTGTTCCAAACTGGAGGCATGACCAGCTTGTGTTTCGCGAGACCGCGAGCCAGTCGTTCTCGATTTCCATCCGAGATCCGGCGGGGGTTGTAGGGCGCGTCCATGATCTGGGATCGCGCTACACGCACAATCTCGTACCCTTGAAGTTTGTGAAGAAGCAATTCACTCATATCGCATTCCCCGTCGCCCTGACATACTCCCCCTCTAGGTTAGGGTCTTCAAGACAAGCACGCTTGAAATCTTCTGGGTGTACGTCGTGAAGCCATACAGCCCCCTCCCCTGTAAAGATATCTATGTCACGATACCCGTAATTGTATTCGTCAGCAAGAGGTAAGCGCTTCGATTTCGCGTATTGCGCCACGACAGCGCGATTCCAGCGCTTAAGCGGATAGCATTCCAGGCTTTTTCGATTGATTCCATCCGGCCATTGTCGCATGATGACGGCTCGCGACACGCTCTCATCGGCGCGGAACCCATAAGCGACAAGATCGGCGTTGTAATACTCGCGCCAGTGGTTCCGTTCTTTCGAAAAGTCCCCCGGCTTGCCTGTCTTCATCTTAGCAGCTTGGCGGCTTGGCTGGATTTCGAGATGGATTCCAAATCGTGATTCGATTCTCCCTAGGTGGCTATTGACGAGATCCAGCGTCTGGTATGTCCGCAGATGCAAAAACGTCATTCGCTCGCGAGGAACGTAATCAAGCATAGTTTGGACCATGCACAATGAGTCCCGGCCACGGGAAACCATGACCAGGATTGAGCACTCGGAGGCCGCAATAGCCTGAGCCTCCAGGTACAAACTCAACGGCGACCAGCCTTAAAAGTGGTCACCTTCTGCCCCTTAGATCCGGAACGAAGACCTCCGGACTCATTGCGAACCCGCGACAGCGGAGAAGCTCCAAACATATCAACCTCCATAGGACCGTAGCCCTAACGACCCCTGATGCATTCGCCAGTCTTTGGGGTCCAGGAGATGGCGATCGACCACCGGATTGGCGATCCTCCCGAATTTACACTCGCCACCCTCGGTTGGGCGAGCCTCTCCAAAAATGCACCAGCCGATGACGACGCCAACAGGGAGCGCTAGACCATCCCTGCGCCCCGATGAGGCGTACATGTGCTGCGCCATGATGGACCCGGAGATATCGGGTCGCGGGCGATCATCCGCCCCAACCATCCACCGCAGGTAATCCGCTGCAACAGGATCGCCCAGGCTGTCCAGGTAATCCGCAGTCTCAGCGGCGTCGAGATCCGGGGATAGGCCAGCATGGATCCAGACGCGAGTTCCGGGCTCAATCCGCCAGCTGCGATATTCAGCCGGCTTGATACCGCAGACCAATGCGGACGCATACGGCTGACGGACAGTGATGATTTTATCGGTCATCTCGACGCCTCCGTGACGACTTTCCGCAACCATTTTTGCCAACTTAACCCATCTCGCTTCGCCGCCGTTTCCGTCGCCAGCAACAGCGACGCCGGCCAAATCGGACGACGGACGATGACGGTCGGCTCCGACGAGAGTTTCGGGCGACCGACAGGACGTTTTGTGGGCTGCATATTTGCTCGATTCAGGCGGTGGGAGCCCTCCCCGGAGGGAGGGCGGAAGGGTTAGGCGACGTAGATCATCTGGTGTCCATTGTTTACCGGCTGGCCGTTGACCTCGGTCAGGCGCAACCCGACCAAGACCCGGCTGATGATGGCGGGATCCAGTCCCAGGGCGCGGAAGGCGTCGCGGGCCAGCGCCCAGGCCTCGGCGTCCTCGTCCTCGGTGACCAGAGTCAGGGGCTCGTCATCGCGCTCCTCGCGGTCGATCTCGGCCAGGATGTCGGTTGCATCCTCGTAGCCCGGGCCTCCGCAGCCGTTACCGCGGTCGTTGTGGACCAAGGAGTCGCCCGCGATGTCGCGGAGGAGGTCGGAGAGGGAGATCTCGGTGGTGGTGGGGATCGTGGTGCTCATGCTGTCCTCTGTGGTTTGCGCCTGACCGGGCGCCGGCCTTATTGGCCTCCCCATTAATATATCATCATGATCTCCAGAAGACAACAATTATTTTCCTCCCAACAAACTTTCTTCTAGGTAATTTTTGCCTAACGGAGGGCCTAGGACTCGAACCTAGATGGCCTTTCGGCCGGCGGTTTTCAGGGCCGCTGCTCTACCATTGAGCGAACCCTCCAAAAATGGGGTCCGGATTTTCGCCGGGTGGACGATAGGCGCGTCTGGTGTGTCGCCTCGTTTTATTCTCGGCCCTTCGACCGTTTAGCCAGCACAGGCTGCGTTTCCACCTGGCAAAGACTCGTTCCACTGATTACCTGCTTAGCAGGACCCCAAACTTTCACAGCGAGTAGGCCGTTCCCCGAGCATTCCCGGCCTTGCGGAGCACCCCCGCCGCCGCCATCTCCTTGAGCGTAGCCTTGAGCGCAGCGCCGTCGAATCCGACGGACTTGGCGATCTGAGCGGCGGTCGCGCCGGACAACCCAGTGAGAGCGTCCTTGACCCGACCGATGCGGTCGCTCATCGGGATATCGCACTTGACCCGAGGGGCGCGCTCCCTGGCTTCCTTGGAGCCATGGATCTTGGCTTTGAGGTCGCGGATAGCCTTCTTGTGCTCGTCGATCTGCTTGCGGATTTCGGCCGTCTCGGCGACCTTGCGGCGCTGGAGTTCAGCGTGGATCTCTTCGGTGGCGACTTCATGGATGGACATTTTGCTTCCTTCGCTTCTGTTTTTTTTGACGGCTGAATTGCCAGTTCGAAATCTAAGGTATCGCTCTTCGATTTCCAACATCAAAAGCGCATTTTTTGAACTCCACCATTGCAAGATGCCTGAACCTTGATTTCGGCCCGCGTCTTCAGGATGATCCACAGACTCCACATGTTGCCTCCGGAATGTTCCGGTGTGGACTGCGCGATGAGATACGAAACATCTTTCGTGGTAACGCCCTCCGTATAACACCCACTTCCGGATGCTCCGACAAGCGCGTATCCGTATGTCCTGGTGTCTGCAAACGAGAGGAGATACGCGGTCACGGTGTCCATGCGGAGCGAATCCAGGATGCGCCAATCACCGCGCCCGAACGACAGCAAGCCTTGAGCGGGAGTAACGACGACAGGGGTATCTCGCTTTGTCGTATCCCGCTTGACCGGCGTGGTATCCAGCCTCGTTTTCGTGGTGTCGGTTTTCTGCGGAGTCTGGCCGCCCTGCCGAATTTGTGGAGCGGTCGGCGACGAATCGCATCCGGAGAGCGCGATGGAGATGATCGTTGCGGCGAGGAGTTGCTTGTTCATGTTTTTCCTTTTGTTGCGGCTTGAGGCCGTGCAGATACTTTACGTTCTAAAAACGAGAAAAGCAACTATTATTTTTGGAAATAAGATTGCTTTATTTTTCGAAACCACTCCATCAACTTTTCGACCTCATCTCCGCTCAACGGAGGGCTCTCCTGGAGGTCAGTTCGGCGCCTGTCGATCTCCTCGATCTCTCGGTAAGGCAAATTTTGCCTAGCTCTCCTTGTCATTTTAAGGCACCTTCCCGGCGTTTTGGGCCGTTGTGGCTGTCGTTAGCTTGCTCATGGCTCGAAACCGCCTGCTAGGCCTGCGAGAACCGCACGTACTGCGACTCAAACCGTAGCGGCAAGGATAACTCTGGCCCGTTGCGGACTTTTTGGAAGTCGAGGACTCGGCGTTCGGCGTTCGCTTTTGCGGATAGGTATTCCGGGTCGAGCTTGGCGTCTTTCCATCGCGCAGGATCTCGGTTCCGGATCGCCCGATAGGCGTCAAGGACTTTTTTCGACTCTGCAAAAGATTTCGGCTCTGGGTGGTAAATCATCGCGACAGCATCGGCGTCCTGCCTGATTGATCCGGATTCTTTCAGATGATGGAGCTGCGGGATTCCTTGATCCCTTGACGCATCGTTGCTGAGTTGAGAAAGGCCAAAGACGGCGCATTCAAGTCGCTTTGCCATCCTTTTGCATTGGCGAGTAATCGCGGAGACTTCATTCGCTCGCGTTGCATTTCTGTTTGACCCTGGAGTCGAAACGATTTGTATGTAATCAATCAATATCGCATCTATCCTGCCGTATTGCAAGCGGATAGCTCTTGCGGTTTGCTCTATTTCTTCGATCGTCTCCGCATCCGTTATGCGTACGTGCATTCCAGACATACCGTTTCGGATCAAGTCGCGCTGGTCGTCTGAAAGGGTGCGAGATGTTATGGAATAAAAAGGAATTCCGTTTACCACCCAAGGTATCATTCTTTCGACGATCTCGTTGCGACTCATTTCAAGCGACGCAATCAAAACCGGACCGCGCATTCCCATCGATGCGGAAATCCCAGAAGCGAGGGCCGTTTTTCCTCCGCCGCTAAAACCTGCGATGACCACGAAATGCCCTGGTTGCGGCGTGTATTGCGAATCCCACCACGGAATCCCGGTCGGGATCAACCGTGGCGACTCTGGCGAGAGGACTCCCGGCAGGAGATCGACCGCCTTGACGGACCGCGCCCCGCCTGCGCTTGCGCCGTGTGCGATCTCAAGGATTCGACGGGATGATTTGTCGATCAACTCGTCCGCTGTCTCCGCCTCCTCGACTTGAGAGGCCGCCCATCTCGCGAATCCGGCCATTTCTCTTCGGGCGAATCTGTCAAGCAGAATCTCAATTTCCGATTCGAGCCCGGCCAAAGAAACCGTCCCGTCAACCAAATCAATCAAACGAGATGGGCCTCCAATTTCTGAAACGGCGTCTTGCCGCTCGGTTTCAGCCTGAACGGCAATCAGTGAAGGTGCTCCCGATTCGGAGACTTTCTTTATTATCTTAAAAAGAGCGCGGTTGTGCTCAAAATAGAAATGCTTCTCCGAAATTCGAGAAAGTATTTCGTGCGAACGCTCGCAAAACCTGATTGCCTTCCCGAGGATATCTTCTTCTGTCGTTTTACTGAAAAGAAATTCACTCACTTAAGAAATCCTCCACGGCATCGGCTATATGCGTTGTCCCTTTGATTGCGGGCCTATTTTGCAATGGGTGTTTCCCGTAGATGGCGGCGATGTTTTCGCGCTCACGTTGCTGACCTTGCACTCCTTGATAACCTTCGGTTTTAGGATTGTGGTTCAAGGGATTGAGGATTGAGGATTGTGGATTGTGGTTAGGGTTCGAGAGATCATCGAACCTATGTTCTAACCGTGGTTCGAACCGTGGTTCGACTCTTGGCGACCTCTTGCATGGCTGTGCGGTCCCGTTTCTGGAGGCCCTAACCTCTGCGCTTCGAGCCCCTTTCTTGCTTTGTTTCTCCTTAAAAGCAATCACTTCATCGCGCATTCCTTTCCCAAAATTCCATCCTTTTGTAAATGAAGCTGGCGCCCCTTCTGGGAGGGGGCCTCCATTGATCCCAAGGCTCATTCCCTGCACCAACAACGAGCGGTCAATATCTGCGTATATCGCTCCTGTAATGGAGTTCCATTCGTCTAAATCAAAGCGAAAATTCCAAGGGCGTCCGCTCATTCGAAAACCTGCAAAAGAACACGCCTCTTATCTTGCATCGCGAATGATGTAGAATTTTCCCCTTTTGCAAATTCAAACGCTATTGCGCCGGCGTTCGCCAATAATTCTCTTGAGATAGAGATGGCTTCGTCGAAGCAATTCGAGCAGACCATTACGGCAGAAGATCCATCTCCGTAATTCGTCTGGTACTCGCGAAGCCTTCTAACTTCTGCTCCGCAGCATTCGCATCGATTCATGTTTCCGCCTTCCACCCTCGTCTTTCCGAGGTGCCATCCGGTGCGCCCGGATCAAATGTTCGCAGGGTTCTCTCCAACCTGCGTAAAGTCACCAATGGACCAAATTTGGCATAGATGCACCGTACCAAGTTGGGTCCCGCATGGTTTGCGTCTCTACAATATACTCTCATCTCATCTCTACAGGGCACCTCCTGCACCACTCTCGCCACCTGTCGAGGATCCAATTTGCCGCCACCCTGCTGTCTTCCGGAGATTCGGCGTAGACGGCCAGCCGCGTACCCATGTGCGGCCAGACGACCGCGGGGGTGTTCTCTGCGCCCGGCTTAGTGCTTTGGATAATGCTCCCTCGAATGAGGTGGCGGTTGCCCCATGGGGCGCTGATCTCGACGACAAATTGGGCTAGCTCGCTAGCGCTTAACCCTCGGGTGTAGAAGCGGATCATCTTTTCCCTTTCGGCGGCCACAAGGTAATCGGGTCTCCCTGCGCGGCCATGTGCTTTGCGGCGCGCCGGAACTCCTTCGTCTGAAACCCCTTGGCGTCCTCGATGATGCGCTTCCCGTCGCGGTCCAGGTAGACGAAATCCGCGGTGTAGTGCCCAATCTCGATCCCCTGGACGAGAAGCGGAAACCGGACTTGCCGGCGCAGATTGGAAATTTCTCCAGCTCGTTCGAGTAGCCGAAGTGTCTGCCAGCGCCCCGCTTCCAGGTTGGAATCGAACGTCTCGCCGTCCACGGTGACGCGACGGTTGCCAAACTTCTGACGCTTGGGCAGGAGGTGGCGGAGGTTTGGCGGGAGATTCACCTCAGCCTCCTTGCGACCCACGCTTTGAGCGTAGCATCTTGGGTTAGCGACGCATCCTTGGCGTGCCGCAACCGTGCTTCCGCCTTGGCCAGGGCGATTCTGGCCTCTGCGACTTCGCGGCGAGCGTCCGGGATATCATCGCCCGTCCTGTTGGCGAAGTGCGGGAATTGCTCCGCGAACCATGCGGCGAACTTAGTGCGATTCATTGGCCTCATCCTCCTCTTCGATAAGAGAGACGGCGGCGCCCGCAATTGAAAGGAGAATACCGATTGCTCCGATAAAAATCTTCCCCTCAGATAGGTAATCTACGCCACGAGCAGCGCACCACCCTGCCGCAATCAGATATCCTTTTGAATTGACCCAATCCATCATTTTTTCAACATCCATGGTTTTCTCTTCGTTCAGAATCTTCATCGATTGTTCCCTCCATGCGGCGAACTTGGTGCGGCTCATCTACTCACCCGCGGCATTCTGTTTAGCCTTGATTTGAAAATCAGTGCTTCCATCCGATACTTGTCCCGGTCCGCCTCTGCCCGCGCTGCCCTCTCACGTTCTTTGAGGAGGCGAAATGCCAGTGTATGGACTCGCGATTCCGGCAGTTGTTCAAGCGATTCGGTAATAATCTGATCGAGGATCATTTAGCCACCCAATACGCTATTCCGACTTTTTCCATTTCATCCCAATTTGCCCGGTAATACGCCTGGCCGCCCGGTTCCCGATTTTCTCCGAGCACTTGGACGTACCCCTGTGCTCCAAATGGCTTCGGTTCAGAGATCACCATGATTGCTCCGGCGAACGCTTGATTTCGCACTATCTGCGGATTGAGCTGGACGAGATCGCCCACCTTGAGATCTTGTTTCGTCACTTCATCACCTCCCCGGCCTTCGCCGTCTTCTCGCGCTCCGGATGTGCCGCAAGGAATGCAGCCCAACGGATGCGCCATCGATTGAGCGTCAAAGCGGAGGGAGAGGGAATCGAACCCTCAAACCCTTTCGGGTTCGCGGTTTTCAAGACCGTTCTAGCTGCCATTACTTGTCCCCTCCGGCTGAATAGAAACATTTCCACTCCGTCACGTCTCCGTCGTTCCACCACGCTTCCCCGAAGTCGTTGTGGTGATCGGGGAGCTTGTGCGGATTTGGACATTCAATCTCCATGATGACTGTTCGACTGGTCTTCATTGCCCACGCCATTGCGGCCATTGGTGTCGTGAACCCGCGAACCGGCGCGATAATTCGTCCAGAATAACGATAGAGCTTCGCCTTCTTTGGTGTCGTGGCGTGATAAAGAATCACCTCCGCACCCACACGCGCAGGAGATGGCCGGCAGCTTCGGGGCGCTTCGCTGTCTCGATCGCCAAGGGACCGATCAATCCCAGTGCTTCCGCGTGCTGGAACGCTGCCCCAACGCAATTCGGATGCGGCGGCGGTTCTTTCATGCGCCTGCGGATGTCTTCTGCGGTAAACGATGTTCCTCGCTTGACCCGCTCGATCTTCGCGACGGCGTTGAGGGTCCAGGCGTTCATGCCTCCCCCTTTGCCTTGGCGATGACCTTAATCGCATTGTCGCATGTGCGCCTTCCTATGCATTCTGACGGAAGGCCGCGGTCGAAAATTCGAACCATATCTTCTAGAGCTTCCAGAAGATCCGGGGCAGCTGCAATCAGGTTGGCGTTGGCCTCTAGATATTCATCGTTTCTGATGCCAAGGTCCCCAATGATGCAAGTACCATCTGGCGCTTCAATGTCAATCCACCCTTCCTCCGGATAGACGACAGTTTTCCACGGCCCTGGAGTGTATTGCGCTTTCATTTATTCTCCTCTTGCTTTGGTGATGGCGGCGCGGGCCTTGCGAATATCTCCAACCGTCACGACGAGATCACATCCGTCGGCGTCATCTTCGAAGTCTGGATGCTCGCCTTCCCGCTCCAAAAGCGCCTCCAGCGCCTCCAGAAGTTCAGGGGCGGCGGCGATGAGATGGCTGTTGGCTCTGCTCTCCGCATCTGGGGTTTTTGCATTCTTGATCCCCCAAACATTAGCGATACAGCGGGCGCGGCCATTATTTTCGTTGCGCCGAACCAAAGTGCCGCCGTCGCCATCATAGTTGATTGACTCGACTCTCCACGGCCCTGGCGTATGCTTCGCGTTCATGACACCCTCCAAACTCCATCAGGGCGCATTGTGGCAAACGCAACCAATCCGAGGATTGCACGTTTCGCGTTTCCTTCGGTTGCTTCCCAGTAGTTCTCGCTGGTATCATTCCTGAGCTTTTCGGCTGCGCTCTTTAGGAGTGGAAGTGTTTCCGCTCCCGTCTTTCCCTCGAGCCCAGGAATTCCGCCTTCGAGTACAGAATAAATGCGTGGCCCATAGTTGTAGGTGATGTTCAGGGAAAGTTCGCTTGAACCACCGACGCGGTATGTCCCTCCTCTGATCTGGTGGGCTTCGTCGGTTTCGAGCACTTTTCCTGAAACCGGATCGCAAAGATCAACATCGTAACTCATCCCATCTCCTTTTCCGCCCACGCGGGCAGGTTAAGCGAATCGAACCGGACGCGGTCGATCATCGCCGCGCCCTCGATTGCTTCATGGATCTCCTTGCAACGCTTCTGCGCCTCCCGCCAACAGGCGGCGGCGATCCATTCTTGGATCATCACCACGCGGACGCGGGGGAACATGGTCCCGCTCTCAACCAGGAGGAACGAAACTGTCGGCTTCGGATCCGGCGTGAGTCCGTAGGCAAGCCCCGCTTGGATCGCGTACCGCCCGGGCCAGAAGTGCCGGTCGAAGTCATCGAAGCTCTTGGCGTTGACGTACTTCAGATCCGGCATCTGATTCGCCTTTGGGAACCAAATATCGGGCCGCGTTTGGATCTGCATTCCCTCTACGGTTCCGCGTAGGGTGACTTGGAAGACAGGATCCTCGGGCTCTGGTGGGATCACCTGGAGGGCTTCGCGGGCGCGGGGAAGGGCGGCGAGGACTTCGGCGTGAGTTACGGCGTCCAGGATGGCGCGATTGCCGACCTGCGCCGCCCACGCGATCCCGTCCTTGGTGGACAACTTCATCCCCTCTGGCTTCACTGCAAACCGCGCCTCGAACTCCATCTCTGTCCCCGTGAGCAGACAATCGAGAGCGGAGCCAGCGACCATTGCCGGGCTTCCGCCGTCTCCGCTGTAACCCTCGCCGCGCTCCGAAAGCCACTTGTCCGCCCACGCCTCTCGGCCCATGGGTCTCCAGTCGTCCAGGGCGGACGAGCCAAGCCACGGGCGGACGGCGTATTCGGACCAGGGGAGACCGAGGATCATTCCGCCGCCTCCAAGCGTTCGATTTCGCGCTCCAGGTCCTCGACTCTCTCTTCTGCTTTTTCTGCTCTCTTCAATCGCTCCTCGCTCTCATCTTCAATGTCGCTAATCTGATCTCCAGCGTCTTTAAGCCATTTAAAGACCTCTTCGCAAAAATCTCGTTCCGCACGTCTCGGGACCATCCCAAACAGCAAATCCAGGACTCCATTGACATCCAGCGAAATGACCTCCTGGTTCATTCCTTCCCCCTCCCCTCCGCAGCCTTGGCGGCACGGTCGTTGGCGCTGTCGGTTGCGGTCGTGTCCTCCGCAAACCAGTCTCCCGGCTTACTCATCCCGTCGCGCAGGCTATTGTAGATCTTCCGAAGCTGGACGATTTGCGCAGGTCGGATCGCTTCAAGGCGGCACTGCGCCCGCTTCTCGATCTGCGCTTGCGTCACGCCAAAAGCCGCGAATGCATCGGCCAGCTTTTTCAGGCCATCCTTTGAGGTGTCTGCCTTGGCGTTCAGCGTCTCGTCGCACTGCGCGACTGCCGTTTCCGTCACGTCGCCGGGGATGATCGCGAGAATGCATGCCCGGACGCGGCGCTGCGCCATGTTGGCGGTGAGTTCATAAATGTCGCGCTCGTCCTTGAGCGGGTATCCGCCGCCTTTGGTGTCGCGCCAATGGCGGATTTTGAACACCAGGGGTTTGTAGGCGTTGCTCTCCAGATCCCAGGCGAACGCCTCGACATCCGAGAATCCGACACCCTTCTCGTCCAGGCCCCGAGCAACCTCGCGGAATCCGAACCGAATGTTGCCCCACGCCTGCGCCATCGCTTCGGCCAATCGGATCGACGGGCCGGTGATCTCGGTGCCGCCCCTGGAGTATGAGTAAAGGGCGGAGTCGGCCAGCGTTGGGCGCGTGCAAGCATTGAGGATGCGGTCCATCGCAGCCCTCTCGTCACGCGGGAATCGCTTGGCGACGATCATCGCAGCTTGAATCTCCGCAACCTCCCGAGACTGCCCAGCCTCGGAAGCGACAGCGATCGAAGATGGAGTTGTCGCAGTAACTGCAAACGGATTCGCGACACTGCTTTGTTCGTTCATTATTTTCTCCTCGCCTTGTTCTTCAGCCGCACGTTCTCGCGACCGTATGCGTTGAGCGTTTCCTCAGTGCTGAGCAGGATTTCAAGGATCCTGGCTCGCGTCGTCTTCGGGCCTATCCCCCACATCTCGCGGAGATCGATAGGCTCCCACTTGAGGGGCTTATCTTTTTGGGTGGTAGGTTTACGCTCCTCCTTATGCGGAGTTACTGTCCCTACAATATCGTCGAGATTGAGCCAGTAGTAGATGTCCTGCGGGGTATCGCCCCAAACAAAAGCTCTTGAAAGCATATTTGGATCGTCCTCCCACACGCGCCTATTGCTTTCGGTCGATTTCATCCTCGCCCCCTCATTCCGCATCCACTTCGCGGCCTTGGGGTCGTGCTTCTCGACTGCATCGCAAAGAGCCGAGTAGTTCGGGCCAAGCCTGATTTTAGGGGCGGTCATGCGACACCGCCTTCTTCTCGTCCCGCTCGACGGCGGCGATGACAACACGGCGGACGTACTCCTGTCGCGTTTCCCTGCGGGTAGCGGCGATAGCGTCGATCCGCGAATAGTCGGCATCCTGCATGATGAGACCCCATTGCGTTTTCTTGATTTTGATGGGCATTTATTTCCTCCCAGAGCTTCAGCTCTCCTCAGAATTTAGCACGCGAGGAGACGGAAAACAAGCGGAATTTATTTTACCTCGACACTAAAAATAGTTTGCTTTTCGCCGCCCATGAGGGTATGTTATGGGAGTCGGGACGGTCATCCCGCAAACCACAGAGGACAACATGAGCACCAAGACCCCCAAGCAGACCTACATCATCATATCGGGCGAAGGCGAGGGACAAGGGACCACTGAGGCCGTCCGCATGACGGAGCGCGGCCTCAAGCGGCGCCTCACGCAAGAGCGCTGCGGCGGCGACCGGTGGGCTTTTGCTTGCGACGCCGACGGCGACCGCCTGGAATTCTGACCTCCCGCCCCGCCCGGCGCCTTTGGCCGGCATCCTCTACGACTAGGGGGTGACCAGCCGGGCGGGGTTGCGCTCCTGGGGATGGACCGGTTCGATTCCGGTCAAGCGCCTCCGGCAAGTCGCCGGGAATCAACAAAACGACGGCCCTAACAGGCAAGGAGTACGCTATGTACAACGCTCTTCCCACCATCACCGAAAACCGCTCCATCCTTGATCGCGCCATCAAGGGTCGCAACCGCCGCTACCGCGACGGTAAGAAGCCCCGCCCTGTCACCGACGGACTGATCGAGTACGCGCAGGACGAGCACGCTGCCGCCGAGGATCTGCGGAGGAAGCTGGCCGAGGCGGAATCCAAGATCGAGGTGCTGCGTGATGTGTCCATGCGCCAGGACGAGGCGTTGAAGGCCGTGGTGGCGAAGAAGGACGCCCAGATCGCGTCCCTGGAGGCCCGCATCACCGAACTCCAGGAGCAGTCCGTCGCGCTGGCCGTGACCGCCGATTCGGTGGCTTGCGAGGTCGTGGACGCCTCTGACCGCCGCGAGGACGTGGCCTAGCCTGACGTGGTGGAGCGCCCACCACACGGGAGGGGGCAGGATGATGGGTTTGTCGGCCCCCTCCCAACATTTACACCGCGCCCGGCGGATCCGGGAGAAGGAGAAAATGCCATGTCCACCAAGAAGCCTTCAACCGGTCGCAAGCTGGTTGCCGCCCTCGGCACCGCCCTCACTCTCACCGGCGGTTCCGCTCTGCCCACAGCTCCGGTGGTCCAGGGACCAAATACCGTCAAGCAGTCCCAGGCCCGTTCCGAACGCACAGCCCTTCCCGCCCAGTCCCAGGCCAGAGCCGCCTACGGCATCGCTATGCTGGGTGGGGGATCCAGCCCGTCGTTCTACGGCGGGTTCGCCCGTCACCCCTGGGATGCTCCCCGGTACAACCAGCGCAAGGCCAGGAAGCTAGCTCGGCGCATGGGGCGCAAGGTCATTCGTTAGCCCCACCCTCCAGTCGTCTCGAAGCGACGGGGAGGGGATCACCACCGAAAGGAAGATCATGCACCTGCACCTCAATCCCGAGCACATCGTCCTCCACATGGAAGACGGCAAGCTCTGCCTGTCCATCCTCCCCGAACAGATCACGGGGGGCCTCGAGCTTGGCGACCGCGAAGCCTTGCGACGCTATGCTGTCGCGGAGGATCCGGCGATGGCCTTGGAGCACGCGCTGTCCATTCTGCGCGAGTCCAACGAGGCAAGCGACTTGCGCGTCTGCCTGGGCGCTGTGGAAGCCCTGCGGAGGGATCTGCGGGACTTCGTGAAGGACGCGGATGGCAAGGTCTGGGAAGGCGGAAAGGATCGCTCACTGACTCCGGAGGAGCTGGCAAGGATCGCAGAGGCGGTGGGTCCGGTGGACCCCGCTTCCGGCTCGGACGCGGAGCACCCGCCGGAAGGCTGGTATCTGGCTGTGATAGGCGAGGCTAGGAATGGCCGCGATTATCTGTATTTCGACGGAATAATTTGGCGCACGCCATTCTTCACCAGCAGGCTTTTGCCACTGGAAACCGTTGACCAGGCATGTGCACCTATTGCGTTCCCCATCTCTCCTTCCTCGCCCGCCGAATCCAGCAATCCAGAGGCTGTCAGATGATCCTCTCCCCCGCCATCCTCGAAATGGCCATCCGAGCTAGGCCCACCGGAGCAGAAATTCAGGAGGCTACGACGGTCGGCCTTGTCCTCGGCAAGTGGCGGCCCGACGAGATCCGGGCGCTGGCGGCGAGAGCCGATGACCTGCGCGACGACCTGCTGGACGGGCTGGCGCGGTACCTCATACTGCGCGACCGGGCGGACTTCCTGGGAATCGCTGGGTTTGTGGATCGCACCGGACACCTTCCCGGAGGGCTCGATGCTTGACCTCGATTGCGACCTCCACCTCACCCGCGCTGTCGAAGCATGGTACGGACAAGAGCCGGACGGTGAGTGCCCCCACTGCGGACGGGATGCGTTCCGCGCCGAGTATGAGCCGACGGGCCGATGCATGGTGTGCAGGATCCACCGTGCCGCGAAGTTCGCGGATCGCCTGACCTGGAACCGCCGGCGCGTCCGGAACGACCGGCGAACCCTGCGAATGGCGACCCTATGGATTGAACTGGCCGGAAAGCGAAACCGGGCCATGAGCGCCCGCGAGAAAATCACCAACAAGAAGAGGATCCCATGACCAAGAAACTCCTCCTGAACGAAAAGGCCCGTCAGTGGCTCAAGTCCGAAGGCGCTTGCTCGAAGTGCTTCCCCTGGGCTTGCCAGAACGGGCAGACTCTGTCCGAACTCATCACCAAGGCCCGCCCCGACTGGGCGCTGTGGGTGTTCCTGCGCCCCGGCGTCCTGACCGAGCGCGAGCGGTGGTTGGCCGCTTGCGCCTTCGCCGAGCACGTCCTCCCTGTGTGGCACAAGCAGTTCCCGGACGACCACCGGCCCAAGCAGGCCATCGAAGCCCGGCGCGGGTGGCTCGACGGAAAGGTCTCCGACGACGAGTTGAGGGAGGCGTGGGAGGCGGCGTGGGCGGCGGATGCGGCGGCGTGGGCGTCGCGGGATGCGGCGCTGGCGGCGGATGCGGCGTTGGAGGCGGCGTGGGCGTCGCGGGATGCGGCGTGGGAGGCGGCGTGGGCGTCGCGGGATGCGGCGCTGGCGGCGGATGCGGCGCGGGATGCGTCGTGGGATGCGGCGCTGGCGGCGGAGGCGGCGTGGGAGGCGGCGTGGGCGTCGCGGGATGCGGCGCTGGCGGCGGATGACTCCGAAGCCGAGCGGAGGTGGCAAGTGGATTGGATTCTGGCCAACTGCAAGCCGGTGTTCGTGGACGTGGATCTGAAGGAGGTGGGGGGATGAAGTACGCTTACGTCCGCCACTGGTCACCATGGTCCATCGCGCTGGTCGCTCTGGTCTTCGTCGCCTGGGCATGGATCAACCGCCATCACCTGCGCGACGAGGTGCGGAATACGGCTGATTGGTGGCGGTGGAAGAGGTGGATGCGGGGGTGATTGCTATTAGGTACCAATGCGCAAACTTTTGAGTACCACATTTCCACGGAGGTTTTTAAATGGCCATCAAGTTTTGCGATGAAGAAAACGCAACAATCTTTTCGCGCAAGCAGATCAAGAAGATTGCTTCCGAAAACGGAATGATTGCTGGAAAAGATTTTGAAAAGAAGAAAGTGAACGGCGGATGGATCGCATTTTCTGAGATTGCGCAAACTCGGAAAGATGTTTTCGGTATGCGCTGGCCTACCGTGCAGACGCTTTTCTGGTGTACCTAACCCGCCCCTGTTCACGGTGCGGGCATAACGAGTAAACAACGGTCGCCCGTCACCGTGGAACGGGCTTGTTAGGGATGATGGAGAAAGAAATGAAAGCTCGCAAATTGGCCGATCTACTGGGAACTCGTTACATCGTTCATGACGGAGGAAAGACCGTAAACATTGGATCACCAATGTGCAGCGAGCTTGTCACAATGGACAAGGAAACCAAAGCGCTCTCATACGCTCTAGGATGGCCAGATAAGGGAAAGAAGCCTGATCCCGACAAGGATGGCCCATTCTCAGTCTGGGAAGGGATAGAACGTCTGATCGCATCAGGTGAGATCGAAGACATTCTTGCAGGTGACGACGAGATCGAAAACCCTGCCCCTGTTTTCTGGTCAGAGAGCGGCGAGATTTTCGAATCCACGACCGATCAGATTGGATGGCCGCGCACCACTAGGGAAGGGCGGCTGATGCACGACAACGACTCTTTCGCGACCAGAGAGGAAGCTGTTCGAGATGCGGTGCATTGGACATGGTACGGGCTGAAGAATGCGCGAGAGCGCGAGCAGGAGCTATTGCGCGACCTTGAGGGTGTCCGGGCGCGTATCGCTGCAACCGAAGAGAAACGATCCGAGCTTGAGAAAGAATTACCTGGGGAGTTCGAGCGGTACACCAAATATCAAGCAGACCGAGAAGCGAGGTTTGAGGCGTCTCTCGCTGCTATGCGGCCCGCAGGGTCTCCCTAACCCATTGCCTTCACCTGCCGCCGAAGGCGTGCGGGTGGAAGCGGGTTGTTAGGCGAAAGATTTGTTTTCACCACAACAAAAAGGAAATGAGATGAAGAAGTTGTTTTTGGTTGCTTTGGTTTCGATTTCACTTTTTGGTTGCTCAAGTTCCAGCGAAGCGCGTCGCGTTCTTGAAGCGAATGGCTATACCAGCATTGAAACTACTGGCCACAAGTTTTTTGCTTGTTCGGAAGACGACGTGTTTTCAACAGGGTTTGAGGCAACGTCACCTAACGGAACGCGGGTATCTGGGGCTGTTTGTTCTGGTTGGTTAAAGGGGGCGACGATTCGTTTTTGATCGCCCCTGCGAGGTTCGCCTAACCCACCACCTTCACCGACCCGTAACGACGGCATGACTACGGCAAGGTGTTGGTGGAAGTGGATTGTTAGGCAAATTTGAACTTACGGAGGAATGAAATGAGCGTTTCGCGCTATGAGACTTGGGATAAAATTAGCAACTCTCACGGTTCATTATTGGCAAGATTTGAGCCAGTGAGGCCAGACAATATGACGCAGGATATGCGCGATGAATTTCCTGAAGAGGTTGCAATCTTTAAGATAGAAGATAAATATCCAGGAGGGTTGATTGTTTATTCGCGTTGGAGCAAGTCGCGTGATGAGTGGGCTTGCAACACTGGCGAAAGATACGCCATAAGACATTTACTGTCTCTTTTGTGCGAGATTGCATAAGTGAAGCATTTCAATTATTATTTTCGCGAATTTTCTTTTTGGTTTTCAATATTTCTTGTTGCTTTGCTTTTTATTGTTGCTTTTTTGAAAGTCATAATGGTGTTGTAAATCACCATTGATGCAAGTGTTAGGCAAATGCACCGATCTGTTTGCCCGCGCAGCGTGTGCCTAACCACCTTGTTCACTGGCCGCGAGGCTTGTTCAGAGACGGGCGTGCCAGTGGAACAGGACTGTTAGGCGACCACGCGCAAACGATTGACTGAAAGGAATTTGATATGCCTAGTTGCAATACCTGCAAATATGGTTTTGGAAATGAAGATGGCAGTAGCTTTTGCCCACCTGACTGCACGGGATGCTCGCGGTGGGAAGAGCGAGACGACAGCAAGCTCGCACGGTTTGCGGAGATTGAGGCAAGGCTTGCGGTTTGCGAAGACTTGCTGATAGCGATTGGCGACTATGCTCACAACAATAGCACAGGGCCATCCGTACCAGATGCGCTTTGGGAAGTGCGCCGGATGGCATACGAACAGTGACTGGTTCGCCTAACACCCCATGTTCACCCGCCCGCCAAAGGCGGTGCCGGTGGAAGTGGATTGTTAGGCGCTGGCAAGTAAACTTTTGAGGAAAGGAATTTTGTGAGAATTGAGCCTTTTAGAATTGAAATTCCTGCGATTTGCAAGATTATTGAAGTTTCTGAATCTTCTTGCCGTTGTGGATCTTGCGAAACGGTGCATTTGAAAATCATTGAGGACGACGACCCAGCGGATTCGCTTGAATACAACACAAAAAACGAGATGTACTGGACTCCAATCAATGCACTGGACGACATGGATAATCAGCGATTGCTTGCGCGACTAGTGTTTGAGCTGGCAAAGATGGTTCGCAAGCCTTGACCCATGCGCCTAACCCAGCCTGTTCACCGTGGCGAAGCTCACGGTGGAACGGCAATGTTAGGCGGAAGATTGCATTTCGCTTTTTGTTCACCTATAACGAAATCAAGAACATGGAATCGAAGATTTTGATTGGCGATTGTTTGGAGCGGATGCGCGAGCTTCCCAATGGATGCGTGCATACCTGCGTTACGTCTCCGCCGTACTTTGGTCTGCGCGACTACGGCGTGGATGGCCAGATTGGGCTTGAAGCCACGCCAGAGGAGTTCGTGGCGAAACTGGTTAAGGTGTTCCGCGAGGTGCGGCGCGTGCTGCGCGATGATGGGACGCTGTGGTTGAACCTCGGGGACAGCTACAACGCCGCAGGCCGTGAAGGACACGGCACGCGCCAAGGCTGTAAGCAAGGAACCAACCGCGCAAGCGCCACGAAGGCCGATAATTGCCGCCCGAGCGTGGAATGGCTCAAGCCCAAGGACTTGATCGGAATCCCGTGGCGCGTGGCCTTCGCGCTCCAGGCTGACGGTTGGTACCTGCGCCAGGACATCATCTGGCACAAGCCGAACCCGATGCCAGAGAGCGTGCGCGACCGCTGCACGAAGGCGCACGAGTACATCTTCCTGCTGTCCAAGAGCGAGCGGTACTACTTCGACAATGGGGCGATCAAGGAGCCTGCGACTTGCGACAGGATGCGCGGTCCGGCACTTCACGCTGACCTGAAATCGACAAATGGGAACGGAGGCCTTTCGCGCCGGGAACCGCAAGATTTTCGGAATCGCCGTAGCGTGTGGACCGTGAGCACGCGGGCATTCTCTGGGGCGCATTTCGCAACCTTCCCACCAAATCTGATCGAGCCGTGCGTGCTGGCCGGGGCGCCGCCCGAAGGCGTGGTCCTGGACCCATTCAGTGGTGCAGGGACGACCGGGCTTGTCGCGCTGCGCAATGGGCGCCGCTACATCGGGTGCGAACTGAACTCGGAATACGCGAGCATTGCCGAGCGCCGGATCATTGACGACGCTCCGACGCTGCACATGATAGAAGCGGTGCACGCCCCTGCGAGGTCCGCCCAACCCAAGCTCATAACCGGGTCGCAGATCCCGGTTGATGGCTGTTGTTGGGCAAATTTGAACTGAACCATAAAGGAGCGTAAAAATGTCGCTTGCAAAAATCAATGATTTAAAAAGTCGCATTGGTGATCTTGAGCGCAAACTATCATGCGCCAAAGCAGAACTCGCAAACGCACGCAAAGAATACAATATGAGCGAACTTGGACTGAAAGAGGATTCAATTTTGATTTATAGAGGGAAGGAGTATTTCTTTTCAAGAATTGAAGACTCCGACTATTGCCCTTGGGTTTTCGGTAACCCAGTGAAGAAGGATGGCACAAGAGCGTTAAATGAGGTTCATTTGTATTCTTATTGGAAGCTTAAGTCATAACCCACTTGTAAATGTGGGTTGATGCAATGTGTTGGGCATGATGTGAGCTGTTACCGTGCGGAGCATCTGCCTAACCCACCATGTTCACGCCCTCGCAGATGGGCGTGGAACTGGATTGTTAGGTACCCACGCGCAGACCTTTTGAGAACCACACTTTTGAGGAGGTTTTGAATGTTTGGATCACTTTTGAGCGCAGCAGTTAAGGTTGTCACTTTGCCGCTTGATGTTGTTGATGTTGCCGCCGATGTCGTATTCACCGGTGGCGATGGAAGTAAGCGTTCCCGCAAGCAAAACGAAACTCCGCTGACGATGCTGACAGATATTCGCGATGGGATTGCGAAGGCTTGCGAGGATTTGGATAACTGAACGCACTTGACTGGTGTACCTAACACCTAATTAGTACGAATTCGCCTTTTCGCGGGCACAATGATTGCGAGGAAGTATGAACCTACCGAAGAACAAGGGCTTGTCGCTAGAAAAGCGTGAGGCAATCATCCGTATGGTTGTCGACGGAAAGAAGACCGCAAAATATGCGGCCGAAATCGTCGGGTGCTCGCCGTCAACAGCACGGCAAGTGGTCCAAGAATACCTTGACGTGAGGCATTAATGAGCTTCCAACGCGGGCCAAATCCGCCGCCAAACATATCAGCGGAACGAAGAAAGCATTTTTTCGACTGGAGTTCGCGTCACCGGAGAGCAGGCCACCCCTACTCGTGGCACGAATTCCTAGCTTTCGAGAAATCGCAATCAAAGCCTGAAGATTTATCCGATGATGATTACGAAGCCTGGAGGCGAGAGAGAAACAAAGCTAACTTGCCGAGCAGTTTCGAGCTATACGAAGCGGTGTACAGAAAGGATGAACAAGTGGACAAAATGGACGAAATCGCCAAGACCCCCAAAACGAAGGCTGCGCAAGCTCTTTTGGCTGCGCGCCGGGCAGAAATCAAGCTTCGGAGAGATAGCGAAAAGTCATCCGAACCGAAGGAAAGCGCGTATCACCTAACCATCGAGGCGGATCGGCGCGCTTTCCTGGACCGGATGACTACGAATAGCGCTTCTTCGCAGAAACCCACGCGTTCCACCCCTCGGCGCCTAGGATCTCGCGATCTCTAGCGGCACGCCAAAGGGCAGTATAGCGGAATGGATTGAAGCGACTTCTTTCGGCCAAAATCACCTTGCGACAGTTTGCATAGAACCGAGCATTGGCGGCAAGGAAAGCCGCCATGCTCGCATCCTTGCCAAACTGGAACTCGCAATCATGGATATCTGCCGGAAGATCGCCGTACCACACGATTTCAGTCAGAAACGATCGCAGTAGCGATGGGAACCCGTCCGGCCCTACTCCATTGCACGCCTGCTGAAACTGGAGGTCGGTAAGCGCCTGCACAAAATCAGGGATTTCAAACTCAAGTTCGCGCTCCCTATTCCGCCGGCGTCCGACCTCCTCCAGAGTGTAGACAGGGGCCGTCACAACGCTTTGTCCAAAGCGTCCTTGAACACCACCAGAACGCCGTCCGCAATGGCCTTGGCGACCTCGGGAGGGATATTGATGCCGTGCTCCTTGGCGATTTCAGTCGCCTTGGCCATCGCTACCGCCTCATGCTCGCAGGCGAAATCCTTCACAAACTCGACGGCGAGCTTGGAAGCGGGGGTAAGCAGCTTGTGGATTAGTGATGCGAAGATGGACATTTTCTCTCCTTGGCTTTCCATTCCGCCTCATCGGCGTCCGGGTGTGGTGTAGCGTCTTTGTGCAAAATGATCTTCCAGGCAAGAGCCGCGGCGAACAAGAAAAGGCCACCGGCAATCGCCATCACGCTTCAGCCTCGATCTCTTTGAGCCGAGCTTTCGCTCGTTCGGCCGTCGCCTTGATGCCGACTGTCTGCCATTCTCCGTCGATCATTTGCTGGACCTGGAATGAATCTAAGCCTTCGACGGTGATTTTCCTAATTCGCAAGTGCTTCATTTGATCGCAATCTCCGATTCGTTTTCGTGACAGACTTTGATCGCTGGTCACGCCCTCAATGCTTCCGGCGGCCTAACAATCACGGTGGACGGGCCTGTCACGCGAATGCGCCTGTATACCCCATCGCCATTGTCTGATCCGCCCTGGTTGGTGTTTCCCTCGATGGTTTCAAAATGTCCGTCAGCAAGCGGCCTAACGACGAAGCCGGCGTGGTGGGCGTGCCCATGCTCATTGATGAGGATGAAAATGTCGCCAGGCTGAGGATCGTGAACGATCATTCGACGGAACATCGCCCATTCCCACCAAGATTGGCAGGACTCGATGAACCACGTTCCGGGCGCCCCAGCTTCTCCAGGAGCCGCCAGGAATCCGAGGTTGGCACGGAGCCAACTCTTGTAGTCGATCTGGCTCACTGGCCCGTAGGCGCGGCACAGTGACCACGCAACGAACAGGATGCACCAGGAGCACGGCCCGGTTCCAGGAGGCATCAGGCAAGCGCGGATGGTCTTGAGGACAGGCCCTTCGTTCTGGCCTTCCGTTTCCTGCTTCCCGATGTACTGTGCGGCCAAATCAAGAGATTTCATCGCGGCTCCTTAGGCACCTAACATGCGCTGCCAACGTTTAGTAGTTGAGGATTGCCGCTCCCAGCATTTCGCCAATTGCCTTGTACGATGCAGCCGGAAGATGGGGAGCATAGGGCGCAACAGAAACAAACGGAATCTCCTTGTCCCGCCACCCTGTCGGAGCGTACCAGAGCTGTTTGAGGTCCGTCAGAGGAACGCCCGATGGCGGTACCAGCGACGAATGGCCAGCAATATACTGGTCAACCAGCGCTTTTGCGGCATCCGTGGAGCGCGGAGTCGTCGGCACCAACGCGATCGATTGCACATTGGTGAGCGCTGTTATAAGGGTTTGCAGCTGGCCGAGGTAGGTCGCAGCGTCGCGCCCCGCCGTGCTCTCATTCCCACCGAAATTCAGGAATGCGCAGTCCGGGTGCAATGCATTTATCATGTCGTACCCGAAAATGCCTGTGCCCGAACCATTGGTCCAATTATCGACACTACACCCAGGTACCCCGAGATTCGCAATCGTGATTCGGCGGCCTTTCGTCGAATCGAAAAGTTCCGCTGCGTACCACCAGGATTCTTTCGAATCGGCCGCTGGGGCAATAGTTAATACATTATCTGCGCTGCATTTGTCTGCTTTGCAAGTGAATTTGAGTGGTACACGGGTAGAATTATTGTTATTCCAGGCGACCGGATTCCCCCCTCCCGCATAAATGGTCCCTGCCGCCGTAAATCCAGGCGATCCCTGAGTCCAGACATTTGCGGTGTCCCACGGAATCCCGTCAAGGCCCCGATACTGAAGAGTGGATACGTCTGCTCCAGTACCAGCATGTCGATAGCAGGCCCCCATTGCCGAGCCTTCAAAATAGGTCGCCCACCCGGCTCCTGGAATCCAGCGTCCATCCGCATCAGATGCCCCGACGATGTACGATGGAGGGATCCCGAGGTATGAAACGTTGAGCCCATACCTGGTCAGGATCCGCCCGAAAACCTGGGGCCAACTCCAGTAGCGATCGTTCATCCCGGCGACGACAGGGGTGACAGCCCCAGCGCCCGCAGTGGTTGATTCCCCTGCGAACGCCAGCACCATGTCAGCATTTCCTGCGAGATAATTCGCGAAATTGGTCTGAAGCTTCGCGATTACGGACGAAAAGGCATTTGCAACACCTCGCGCCATGATGTTGCCGGGATTCGCGGTAGACGATCCGATCAGAGACACTCCGTTCATGACGAGGGCGCTTGTGGAAGAATTTACCCACGAATAGCTGCTCGACAGATTCATAGTCGGCAGCGCCGCGAACTGCGCCGCCGTCATGGTGCCAAGAAAGCCGGACCAGCCGGCGGGGGTGTAGACTGCTCGGCAATCCGGGATATCGCTGGCGAGAGCCTGAGTGCCTGCCGGTGGGGTCGCGGCAAGAATGTCCGCAAGCGCTCCCATCGCATAGGTGATCGGCCCGATTTGCTTGATGATGGCAGCCATTAGCGGCCTCCGATGATGGCAAAAGTGGAAGGCGTGATGGCCATGAGTTCGATCGCTTCATAAGGCCACGTAAAGATATAGCTTGAAGATCCGTCAATTGTTCCAAGGATGACGTGCCGCGATGCATTATTGTCGATCCTCTTGAACCGAATTACCCGGCCAACGGCAGTTGATAGGAGTTGGACGGTGTCGGCAGTGCTTCCAGAAAGGCCAATCACGACATCAGATATTTGCGCTGTGTCTCGCGTTTTACTAATTACTCGATATGCCCTGTCAAGCGCAATCTGGCCATTTGCATCGATGGCAAGTCCGGAACCTGTGGAGATTTTGACGGCACCCAAAAGGCTCGATGAAGCAATTGGCAATGAAGCCGACGAAGATCCGCTTGGAGAAAGGGTGCTCTGTGCTCTCGCCTGAAATCCAACCAGCTTAGCGGGAAGCGTTGGTTGCACAGTTAGGTGGATTGCGTGCGGGTTTGACCAATCAGAAAATGTCACGGAATCGATGGCGCTGGTATACGTCCCAGCCGTGGAAACGGATCGAATGAGATAAATTTTGTTTGTCTCTGGACGCGGATAGAATTCGAGATGCCGGATGAAGTGGTCTCCTGTCAAGCTAGCTGTGAATAGCGTTGTGCTCCCGACATTCAACGCCAGCGCCCATGTGGTTGATCCGGCAGGGCATTTCCCAGCGTAGTCAATGATCCATCGAGTTTGCGAGGTCATGGTGCCGAGGGAATCTGCGCCTGTCGTTTTGGCCATGGCGAACACGTCGGTAGCGACGCCGGCTGGAAGGCTGTCCACGTAGTAGTTATGGGCAAGGTCAAGAAGGCTATTTGCAGAGCTTGCTACCAGCGCCGAATCTGCTACGTGTACCTTTCCGACAGAGTCCGACTGGACGCGCAGGACGCCGGGGCCTGGGGTGGCCGCCATGGCTAGCGCAGGAAAAAGGAGAAGGAGAAGGCTACGCATCACTTGTTCTCCGCGAAAAGTCCTGGGGCCGGGATTGTTCCGGTGACATTGGTCACATCAGCGAAAACGTAGGATCCGCCTCCGATGTTGACCCCAAGCTGATCGTAGGTTCGCGTGCCGGTGCCGTCGGTGTTGGGGCCTGAGCTCGACAGATTCATGGTTGCCAACAAGGAGAGCGCACCGTCCCCCCGGAGCTTGTAAAAGTGGACTGTGGCCGTCCATGTGCCGGATGTCGGGCCGCTCGCGTAGAGGTTGAATTGCTGGTCTCCAGCGGCAGTCTGAAAAGTGGACGCGCTCGCCACTTGATTCGCCGTGACGCCGGTGAAAAGGGTGCCCGCGGGCGAAATGGCGGCGAGCCAAAGGAGGAGAAGAAGAAAGCGCTTCATCGGTGGGATCCTAGATAGATGGTGTGAGTGAAGTAAGGCGCAAAGCAATGCCAATAGGTCCGCATTACGGGCTGACCTGGATTTTGTCGACGATAGCCTTGGCGGCAGGCTCGGGCATGGTCAAGCGAATGACGGCGGCGACGATGAGTCCGGCGACAACAACCCCGCCCGCGGCCTTCCAGAAGGAAAAACTCTCGACGTTGGGGCGCGCTTCAAGTTGCTTGATGCGCTGTTCGTGATTCTCCTTGGCCTCCAGAACGCGGTCGATCTTCTCGTCCATCCGAGTCACGACCCCAATCAAGATGTCAGTCTTGTCCATCGAGTCCCCTTGTTCGCTGCCCATGCATTATCCCCAAGATACGCCGCCAGAGGCGGCTTGTGGTCTACTTCCGGGCGGTGTCCTGAGCGAGGAGATCATGGAGTACCGACCCGTATCCACCCGGCCCCTGAGTGATAGATCCACTGAGTCCCAGTCCCTGTGTTTA